CATCTCAATCGAGGAAGGCGAAGGCAACTGGGCCGGCGTTGCGAAAGCTGTCCGCTGCCGTCTTCCTGATGGTCGCGTTTTCGGAGCAGGCATCCGCGGATCGCGCGAGCGCGCTGCTGAACTCCTCCATGAAGCCCACAAAGTTGCGACTGTCCGCTTCTTTGCTCTGACGCCTGACGGCGTGCCCCGTTTCCCCGTCGTGACCAAGTTTCACGGCGCTGAGAGGACGCTCTGATGGCTGAGACCAAGATCATCCGCGAGATTACAATGGTCACGCGCCGTTGGCTCGACATCGATGACATCGAGCAGGCGCTGCGCGACCAGTACGATCTCCACGTCCAAGACGATATCAAGTTCGAATGGGAGACGGGCGGTTTGGACCATGTCCGCGGTGTCGAGATCGTCCACACGACCAGAGAGACGAAGGAAGGCTGATGAAAATCTCCTGCCTCTTCAGTGTCGACTGCAACTATGACCAGCCCGACCACAATTTGGTGTGCTGGTGGCAGAAGAAGCCGACGCTCGAACAACTTGCTGAAACGCTTACCGGTACGAAGCTCGCCAATCTCGATGAGGAAACAATCGTCGAGGTCGTCGCGATCTTCACCGGCAAGGAAGGCAAGATCAAACGGTATCACTACGACACCGTTTTCCGCATCCAGGACGTGACCGAAGGCTGCACGGTGAACCACGGTTGACCCCTCTTATCCTGTCGGTGTGACGAGCCTCTCGTCATGCCGGCCGGATGAGCAAGGCCAAACCGCAGAGCATCATCGCCGACTATCCGACCGTCGAATTGTCGGGTCCGCGTCGTCTCATTCTCAGCCTCGGCCAGTGTGGCCGCATGTTCGGTGTCGATCTTCCTGAAGATGCCGGCCCTATTACGGCCCGCGCCGAGCTTTCCGTTCCGCATCTCGATGAGAGCGGATGTCCACAGGATGCAGTCTTCCGTCGCTTCCTGCTCGACTAAGGAGCTTTCCTATTTCGTCACTCGCTGCCCTGCGCCGTCGCGCGGGGGTACTCAAACTTTTGTCGCCGCCTGACGCCAATCCCAAAGTCAAGAAGAACCAGAAGATCGGAGTGCTAACCACGGTACTGCACCTGGCGCCGGGGAACATGTCCGGTCACGAGGTGTGCCCAAAGCGAAGTGCAGGCTGCTCAGCTGCCTGCCTCCACTTCGCCGGTGACCCCTCGCGCCTAGAGCGAAAGACCAAGGCCCGTGTCGCCAAGACCAGGCTGTTCTTCTCTGACCGCAACTTGTTCATGAACATCCTCGTGCTCGAGCTCTTGGCGCATGTCCGCGCCGCAAAGCGGAAGGGTATGAAGCCTGGGGCCCGCCTCAACGGAACGAGCGATATCGTTTGGGAGAAGAAGCGTTTCATTCTCTTCCCGGAAGTCGCCGCGCAGCTCGGCCGTAGCGGTGACAACATCATCGACCTGTTCCCGGAGATGAGCTTCTACGACTACACGAAGATCCCGGGGCGGACCTCGCCGGCCAACTATCACCTGACCTTTAGCGAGTCTGAAACCAATTCTGTTGAAGTTGCGCGCGAAATGGCTCGAGGGATGAACATCGCTTCCGTCTTCGTTGGCGGGTTACCGGGAAACCATCTCGGTAGAACGGTCATTGACGGAGACGAACATGACTATAGACCAGCGGATCCAGCCCGCGTCGTCGTGGGTCTGAAGGTTAAGGGCGTAAAAGGCAAAGCCGACCGATCGGGGTTCGTTCAGAATTCTGTAGTGCTCGGTCTGGCAGCATGATCGATGGGTGTCAGAACCCGGACTCTGCTAGGCGTGGATTTCCCCGCCGAACTCGCTGCGTGCTTGGCGGTGCGCTGCAACCTGGCTTCGAGAAGCCGGGGGCGGCGCGCCATGTCCAGGGCCCTTCCGGGCTTAAAAGCCGTCGGCCTGTCGCAGAGCAGGTTCTGACCCCCCGGTGAAGGAGCTCTTCACAAAGAGCTTAGGAGAACAAACCTAGAACATTTCGCTTGCGTTATAGGAAACTTCCTATCACATGCTTAGCGGATGACGAGAGTCGTGGCGTATGTGGAGACGGATTTGGGGCGAACCAGTGCCCGACGCGCAGGAGCGTCAGGTCAATGCCTCGCTTGCGAGACACTTGATCACTGGTGGGCTGTTCCTGGAGCAATTGCTTGGCAACTACGCCTGCGGCCTCGTAGCGCTCGAAACCTTCTTCGGCACACCCGACGGCGAAGTGACCGCCGACTATGTATCGCACCGGCTCGGTGGGCTCATCAGCGAAGACACTGCCCGTCGCCGACTCAACGACATGGGCAAGCGAAATATAGTCACAATACGAAAGGCCGGTCGGGGCATTTATTTCAAGCTCAGACCAGAGCTGGCCGAGGCGGCGATTTCCTTCATGAAAGGAGAACCGATTGTGCTCCCGGCGTCGGAGAGAGCCGCCTAACTGAGTTAACGAAAGATGACCGCAATTTGCGGCAAGTTTTCCTTGCGGTGGAGTCACTTAACAATCAAAGGGGCCTCGCCGAATTAACATCCTGTAATGGGGATTTAACGTTGCAGCCCGGAGGTGCTGCGCGATGTGAATGCTGTTGAGCAAGTGACTTAGTCACTTGGTGAGACACGGGGCAACAAGCTCGGTAACAACGGTTAGGAGGGTCATGAAAGATCGCTCTGAACCACTTTCAAACTTGGCATTTTCAGCCTTCGCACATAATGAAGCGCCCCCTACGGGGGGCCTCAACATGACGAAGGATGAGATGCTGCTGAAATTGCTCGATGAGCTTTGCCGCTCGTGGATGGAAACATCGACGCCGGTTGAGATTGGTTCGGACCTCGAAAAGGTCCGGATGCTGAAGGAGGCTCGAGCTCAGATTACAGAGGGGAGACCCTCCGAATTGGTTCAACAGCTATACAGAGAGGTTTTCCTTCGAGATGTGTGGAGCGGGGACAGAAATCAGTCGGGGAGTACAGCGTAAACAGCTGTTGTCTGAACGCGATGAGCGTATCATCGAGTTCATGCGCCAGGGAAGGCCAGTTGCCGTTATTGCGGAACTGGAAGGGTTGGAGCCCGACTATTGTCGAAAAGCTACCCGCCGCCTCTCCGCTGATTACTGTATCGACTATAATCCTGACCGAGAACCGGTAACTTCGCTTTTGGGCGAGGCAAGCCGGCGCTTCCGCAACAACATCGCGAACGTCCTCTATCAGTTCCGCAACAAGCCCTGCCAGCACCCGCTGGCCGTCGCTCGCGACACTGGGCTTACTCAGGCTCAACAGATCCTTGCGTCCGAACGTGGCGGACGCCACAACTTCAAGCTCACCGAGCTTGAGCGGCTTGCCGTGGCGACGGAGCAGGATTTCACGAGGATGATGATTATTGCACTCTTGAAAGGCACGACGGAGGCGGACCAGCTCCGGCTCCAACGGGTGCTGGCATGTCTGAACAGCTAACCCGCTTCTTTACCGCCGCACAGCGCCTCCGCCGGTCCGAACGAGCACTCGTTCGGGCCGGTGCTGTTATGGAGCTCGAGGATCTGGCCGTCGAGGCTCAGAACCATAAGCTCAAGTCGAGGATCGCTGAATTGCTCAACGCTCAAAGGGCGAAGGCGTCATGAGTCTAGTTCATCAACTTGCCGCGAAAGCTTCGGTGCTCACCGGCTCCGAGGTGATCATCCACCGCACCGGACCCTTCGTTCATCCCCGTCGCTTCCGCATCCAGGTGAAGCGCGGTGAAGCCTCTTTCACCTTCGGTGAGGCCGATTTGATCGAGACCAAGGCGCGGCTAGCCATGATCTGTGATCTCGTCGAAATGGGGTTCGTGTCCACCACCAACCACTGACTTAGTCACTTGCCCCGGAGCCTTGGACGACGAGGCTTCGGGGCTCTTACTGCCTGCGGTTCACCTTTGTTGGAGAACCGTCCATGCTCGACCCGGGCCACGCCCCTTTTCGCTCTCAATTCAGCCGCGATATCTTCAACCAGAAATACCGGCATGACGGTGCTGAGAGCTGGGACGAGCTCGCGAACACGCTCGTGCTCGACGTCTGCAAGGAGCACCTGTCGATTGGGGATATGACCCAATTGGCCGAATATATTTCGGAGATGAAGTTCATCCCCGGCGGGCGCTATCTCTACTATGCCGGTCGACCTAACCCCTTCTTCAACAACTGTTATTTGCTGCGCGCGGAAGAGGACACTCGAGAGGATTGGGCGAACCTGTCATGGAAATCGGAAAGTTGCTTGATGACCGGTGGGGGCATCGGGGCGGATTACTCGATCTACCGGCCGGCTGGTGCACGAATTGCTCGTACCGGCGGCGTGGCGTCGGGACCAATCCCGAAGATGGAAATGATCAACGAGATCGGCCGGCGGGTGATGCAGGGTGGCTCCCGAAGGAGTGCGATCTATGCCTCCCTTAACTGGGCCCACGATGACGCCGCGAAATTCCTCGTGTCCAAGAACTGGGACGAGATGGTCGTCGCCGGTACCGGCGGGCTCACGATCTGGGATCTGAAGCAGGCCGACTTCAACTATCCGGCGCCGCTCGACATGACCAACATCTCGCTCAATTACGATGACGAGTGGGGCTTCGACGCGACGCACCCGACATTCGTCAAGAATGTTGAACAGGCGCTCCGCACCGCAGAGCCGGGCTTTAGTTTCAACTTCGGTCCGCATCGGAACGAGACACTCCGTAACGCCTGCACCGAGGTGACGTCCGAGGATGACAGCGACGTCTGCAACCTTGGAAGCCTCAACCTGGGGCGGATCGAATCCATCTCTGAATTGCGCGACGTTATCCAGCTCGCCACCAAATTCCTGATCTGCGGCACGCTTCGCGCGAAGTTGCCGTACGACAAGGTGTATGACATCCGTCAGAAGAACCGGCGCCTCGGCCTCGGCCTGATGGGCGTGCATGAATGGTTGATCAAACGAGGATACCGTTATGAAGTCACCGACGAACTTCACACCTGGCTTGGAGTCTACGCTGACGAGTCTGATGATGTGTCCGCGGATTTCTCCGACCGCCTTGGCATCTCTCGCCCGTGCGCTAACCGTGCCATCGCCCCGACAGGCACTATCGGAATTATGGCCGGCACTACCACTGGGATCGAGCCTCTTTTCGCGGTTGCTTACCAGCGTCGATACCTGAAGAACGGCACGGACTGGCACTACCAGTTCGTCGTCGACGGCACCGCCAAGGTGATGATCGAGGAGTATGGCGTTGACCCGGAGAACCTCGAGGGCGCTATCGATCTCGCTGCCGACTACGAGCGCCGCATCAAGTTCCAGGCGGATGTCCAGGACTATGTCGACATGGCGATCAGCTCGACCATCAACCTGCCCAAGTGGGGCAGCGAGCTGAACAATCCTGACACCGTGCCGGAGTTCGCAAAGACGCTGGCCAAGTACGCACCGCGGCTCAGGGGCTTCACCTGTTATCCAGACGGCGCGCGCGGCGGACAGCCCCTCACCCCGGTCTCCTACAAGGAGGCCAAGCTGCACGAGGGCCAGGTCTTCGCCGAGACGTTCACTGATATCTGCGATCTAACAGGCGGCGGGACATGTGGCAGCTGACTTAGTCACTTGCCCCAGCACTTGAGACGAGGGAGTCCGTCAGCGTTAGTTGGCGGGCTCCTTTCGTTTCAGGAGCCCACATGAACGACCAATCTGCGATCTTGGACGGAGCGCCAGTTTCGGCCGCGCGAGCCGTCCAGCTCGGTGAGGGCATCGAGCTGCTCAACGGCCAGATGTTCGACTTCTTCCATCCCGAGCGCACAGAGCTCGAGCTCGAAGAGATCATCCATACGCTATCGAACGTCTGTCGCTTCGCCGGTCACGTCCACTACTTTTTCTCGGTAGCACAGCACCTGCTGAACGCGACCTATTTGGCGCCGCCAGGTCATCGCCGCGACGCAGGCCTGCACGACACTTCCGAAGGCTTCACGAACGACATCGTGACGCCACTGAAATTCGCTATCCCGACGTTCGGAGAGATCGAGCGGATCATCGAGCCCGACATGGCTCGGCGTTTCCGCTTCCGCTATCCCCTGTCGCCCGAGGTTAAGCTCGTCGACCTGCAGTTGTTGGCGGTCGAAAAATCGGTCCTTAAGCCCTCGTCCAGTCATTGGGCGGTGCTCGACGGTATTCCCTTTGAGCACATAAAGGTTTCAACGCTCCCATACTGGCTCGAGCGGATCATTCATCCGTTCCGACGTAAGAAGGCTCTGTTCATGGGTCCGATGACGCCGAAGCAGGCAAAGCGCGCCCTGCTCAAGCGTCTGAACGAGCTTCAGCATGAGGAGCTGCGGCCATGACGCGCTTCCTCCAGAAACAGGTCGTTCACGCCGCCTACTACAATCGTGATCTGGACGAGGATCTACCCAGCTGTGAGTTCACGGCAGAAGCTGGCGACGTCTTCACGCTGATGTGCGGAATGGTGCATCTCGATCTCGACGATCCCATCGCTTTGGAGATCGACGGCGAGCGTGTCTACGAAGGCGCCGCCGGCCACGACCTACTCGATGTCCTCGCGACGCTCGGTTGTCGCTACGTCGAGGAGCCAGTCCAATGACGGCTCCGATGACGCTGAACGATTATCAGCACGCCGCCGTCGGCACCGCCATCTACCCCGGGCGTCACTCGGCGCTGGGCCTCTGCTACACGGGTCTCAAGCTTAACGGCGAGGCCGGTGAGGTTGCCGAGAACATCGGCAAAGCGATCCGCGACGATGCCTTCGGACAACCGAAGGAGATCGGCGGTGGCGGCACTGTCCAGACGCCGCTGACGCCTGAGCGCCGCGAGAAGCTGCTCAAGGAGCTTGGTGACACCCTCTGGTACATCGCCGCCGCGGCCGATGAACTCGGCTTCACGCTCGAGAGCATCGCCCAGGAGAACATCGACAAGCTGCGTGACCGTAAGGAGCGCGGCGTGCTCGGTGGGTCTGGGGACGATCGCTGAATGCTCGTCGCGGCCGGTATCCTCGGCGTGCTGCTCGGCATGCTCAATTACTTGCTGCTCGTTACCGGCCGCGTCGTCCCCGACGGCGCGGCCTACCTCATCATCAACATTGCCGCGGTGGCGCTCGTTCTCGCGTCGCTCTTCCAACAATTCAACCTGCCCACGCTGATGATCAACGTCTTCTACGGCGGGGTTTCTATTTGGGGACTATGCAAATGCTCACCGAAGAACAGTATCTCCTGATCTGCCTCATGGAGGAATGCGACGAGGTGTCGCAGCGCGTCGCGAAGGCGCTTCGCTTCGGCCTCGACGAGGTTCAGGTCGGTCAGGACCAAACCAACCGGGAACGTCTGCTTGGCGAGCTCGATGACCTCTATACCGTCGCCCACGAACTCAGGTTTCGCCAAATCGTCGCGCAGCCGGCGCCGAACATCACCAAGATGCAGAAGATCGCGAAGTTCATGGGGTACTCGCGCGAAATGGGTCAGCTGGAAGCAGCATGACCCTCTTCTGGCTCTACATCATCATCGGCTCGTGCTGCGTCGCCGCCAACGCCTATCGCATTGCAGATGAGGTGCCGGATCCGGGGAACATCGCCTCGGCCGTTGCGACCGGTCTGAAGTGGATCGTGACGTGGCCGTGGTGGGTGTTCAGGAAATGATCGCCAAAGCCGATCTGGTCCACGGCGCCTATTACTACGGCTCGTGCCGGAATGCCTCCGTCGCCCGTTGGAACGGTGAGACCGAAAGGTTCATCTACTGGCGTCACAAGTTCGGTGACCGCTTCGCCGAAGAGATCAATCACCCCGAAGACGACGACGGCTTTGACCTGTTCAAGCCGCGGGAGATCGTCAGCTGGGGTGTCGACGAGATCCCTCTCCATGCCTAGCGGCCCCGCCACCATCCTCGGTGGCCTGCCCGTGATTGCCGACGTCTCGTTCGGTTACGACTCCTACGCCATGGAGCACTGGGCGGATGTCGGCGAGATCTATTGGCAGAAGCGAAACGGCGAAAAGGGCAAGCCGATCCCGCAGCACCTCCGAGACCGAGCTGAGAAGTACGATCCGTATTTCTCGACCGTGATCGAGCAGGTCCAGGACCACCTCATTATGGAGCAGGCAAGGGATGACCAGCCAGACGGCTTCCTTACCTTCGGATAAACCGACCCTTCGGGAGTACCAAGTCCAAGATCTCGCCTTTCATATCGCTCACCCCAAGTCTCTGAACGAGTCCGACCCCGGTACCGGTAAGACGCCGACAGCATGTGTGCTGTTCTATTATTGGTGGGCACGAAAGCGCGCGCGGACCGTCTGGTCGATGCCTTTGTCGCTCATGGAAAAGAACCGTGAGGAGCTGCTGCGCTTCACGGACTTCGCCCCTGAAGACGTGGTCATCATGGAAAGCGACTTCGACACGCTCACCAAGAGCTGGGAAGGCGCGACGTTCACGCGGCAGAAGGAGATCGACACCGCTCGCTGCTGGGTGATCGACAACCCTGGCAAGCCGACCACCGTTTATGAGCTGCAGAAGGCCAACCCCGGCATCCCGATCATCGAGGTCAGCCAGGAAGGCTACCGCGAGTTCGGGAAACGGACCAAGGTTGACGGCAAGATGCAGCTGTTGCCGTGGGCGGCAAACGCACCCGACGGTATCCAAGTCCGCATCGTGAGCGGACCTGACGGCAAGCCGCTGAAGGAGAAGATCTTCGAGCCGGAGCTCGCCAAGGATCTGATCAAGACGCCGCAGATCAAGGTCGGACGCAAACTGGTTCCGGTGACCGACCCGAAGGTGTTCATCTGCACCTTCGCGTTCCTTCGGAATAACTGGGAGCGGCTGCTCGACACCTGGCCCGACATCAAGATGTACGGCATCGACGAGCTTCACATGGGCTACTCGACGCCGAGCTCCGAGCAGACCGCTTCATTCTATCAGGTGAATGACCACTGCGACGGCCTGCTGGCGATGACCGGAACGCTGATCGACGGCCGGCTCGACAGCGCCTTCCCGGTGATCCACGCGATCGAGCCTCGCTATTACGGCGGCCTGCCTGGCTTCATTCATGAGCACGCCGCTTGGATCAACGACTTCGGCAAGGTCGAGAGCTGGAAGAATGAGGAAAAGCTCCGAGCGATCCTGAAGCTGCATAGCGTCAAGCACTCATTTGAAGAGGTGTACGGCAAGGAGCCGGTGCACTTCGAAACTGTGCTGCTCGAGATGTTCGAGGAGCAGCGCGCTGCCTATGACGAGTTCCACGAGCAAGCGATGCTCGAACTCGAGGACGGTCGGATCCTCGACGGCTCGCTGCCGGGTGTGGCCGTCATCCGTGCGACGCAGATCATGGCGCATCCCGAGACGATGGGCCTCGCGAAGAACGAGACCACCGCCAAGGACAAGAAGCTCATGGAGTACGCCGTCGAGGGCCGGCCGATGCTGGTCTTCTCTGCGGCCGTTGCCGAACAGGAGCGCTGCGTCGCTCGGCTGGAGTCCTGCGGATTGCGCGTGGGACTGATCAACAATTCCGTCTCGATGAAAGCTCGAGGCGCGATCGATCGAGATTTCCGTGCAGGAAAGCTCGACGCCATCGTCGGCTCCGGCCCCACAGTGGCCGTGGGCTATAATTGGGAGCGCGCTGACCACGTCGTCGGCGTCTCCTGGGACTACAAGGACGTCAACTTCGTCCAGGCTTACCGCCGCGCCAGCCGCGGGTCGCGGACTTCGGTCCTGCGCGTCACGACGCTGGCTTACGAAGATTCCATCGACCTTCGGAAGATGGATATTCTCACGAGCAAGTCACAGCTCGCTAATCGGGTCGACGAGACCCGTAGGGTGCTCCAGTTCTGGTAGCATCTGACTCAGTCACTTCTCTGTAACCCTTAGAAAATTTCGCTTCGTGGTCTCAAAGAGATCACTCCACAACTTTGAAAGGTACTTCGATTATGGGTAATCCCGCTTCTGCTCTCGACAGCGTCATGGCCGAAGCTGAAGCAGCCGCTGCTGCGGTTGTTTCGGTTCCTGTGCCCCTCCCGGGCAACGCCACGGACCTCGTTCCGGCCACTCCTGCCAACACCAATCTTGCCCGTCCGACGATCGAGGACTTCCTCGACGGCGGTGGAATGGACGTCGACACCTATCTCAAGGTGAACGCGGAAGGTTTCCGCATCGGTGACAAGATGCAGGGCCTGCTCGAGGAGGTGATTGCCGAGATCGATATGTCGGAGGTCACTCCGATCTATCAGTCGCGGCATGAGGCTGGTGGCAAGACCACCTTCCTCAAGACCTACGACGGCTCGACCACGCCGGAAGGCAAATCGTTCGACTCCGAGTTCCAGCGCCTGTCGCGGATCAACGTGAAGAACGACGGCCCCTTCCAGACGGCCGAAATCCCGCTGACGCTTATCGACGATGTCGAAGATCCGAAGAAGTCCTCTTCGGTGAAGATCGACGCGGGCACTCGCGTCGGCCTGACGCCGTCGAAGACTGGCTTCCGCGCCTTCCAGGCGTTCGGCAAGTCACTTCGCCGCACCAATCCGGACGCTCTGAACGGTGTGCTGAAGGTCAAGCTGACCCACGAGAAGAAGACCAACACGGCCGGCAATGAGTGGGGCGTGCTCAACTTCGAGCTGGTCGACTGATGCAGACGGCGGTCGTATCTCCCCTCCCCTCGACGGCCGCCTCTGAGAGGCGGGGGCCACCTGGCCCCCGCCTCATTTCCTTTGCCGAGCGGTGGTTCGATATCCCGTCAGGGTCGATCTCAAACCCAAAGCGCAAGGGCGGCAATATCTCCCGGGCTCGCTTCGCCGTCGCCCACGTCCTCAATAGCGAGTGCGGCTACAGCTACCCGCGCATCGCTGACCTTTTCAATCTGCAGGACCACGGCGGCGTTCTCCGTGGGGCCCGCAAAGCCGAACAGCTGCTTCGCAGCGACGAGATTTTCTTCAACGGCGTCAAGCTGTTGAAAGCGGAGATTGCACCGCAGTGATCCACCTCTACGACGGCAACAACGTCATGCTGCGTGACCTGGACAAGGTCGGTGGCGAGCGGATCGGCCTGCGCCGCCGCTACGACATGAGCACCAACGGCATCCACATCTGGTGCTGGGACGGCCGCAACCACAATGAGCGGCGACGGATGCTCTATCCGGCGTACAAGATGAACCGTACCCCGATGGCCGAGGATCGCTTCGCGCAGATCGGTGTGTTCCGCGAGGCTCTCTCGCACTCGAGCTGCTATCAGGTTGAGTGCGATGGCTGGGAGGCCGACGACGTTATCGGAGCACTGGTACACCGGTTTGCGAGCCGGCAGGCTGGCGGTGACAGGTATGGCAAGTCTGCGCCGATCCCCGTCACCGTCCACACCAACGACCTCGATTACTGGCAGCTGATGCAGTACTCGAACGTGACGATCGACGGCATCCGCCCGCAGGCGGTGCCGAATTGTGAGCCGCACCACATCCCCTTGTACAAGGCCCTCGTCGGCGATCCGTCCGACAACATCATCGGGGTGAAGGGCTTCGGAACGAAGTCTTGGAATGTCCTTTCGCCATCTGACCGCAAGAAGCTGCTTCGCGCGATCGAAGAGAACAGCCCCGAGCTGATCCATGAGCTGCCGCTACCGACGCGGCCTCGCAACCTTCTCCTCAATTCGGAGAGCCGAAAAGAGGCGCGCAATGCCCTCGCCGTTACTCGGTTCCTTCCTGTCCCCGAAGCCGAGCTCGATGCCGGCATGAAACAAGGCGTCCTCAATCGCGAGGCCGCGAACGCCCTCTTCAGGAGGTTCTTCCTCTGAAAAATTACCACGAAATTATCGACAAAGCCGTCCGTGAAGCCGCCGCAAGCGGTATGACTGTTGGGGACATAGTTCACCCGCTCGCGAACATGACTGCGACAATCCTCGCCAACGCCGTGGTCACGAACAAGCTCGACGCCGCTGAAGAGATCGAAGCCATTCTTACCATGACGGAGGAGCTCTATGAGCAGTACCTCGATGCATATCTCAAGCAGACTGCTTGACGCCCGTTCACCGGACGAACTGTTTCAACGAGCCGTTGAAGAGCTGTCCAACGCCTCAATTCTGGGACTGGACTGCGAGACCACCGACGAGGAGACAGCTCACCCCGGCATCCAGTCCTACCGCAATAAGAAGCGGTGGGTCTTCGATCATCGTCGCACGACGATGACCGGCTTCTCATTCTACGCCGATGGGAGCGATACCGCTTGGTACGTCAACCTGGCGCACGCCGACATCGAGAACCGGATGCCGCGACGCAAGGCGGATGTGCTGCTCGCCGCGATCCCTGAGAACTGCCTGATCCTCGCCCACAACGCGCCGTTCGAACTGGTCATGTTCGAGCAGTGCCTGGGGGTTATTTTACGAAATATTTTGTGCACCCTGCAGCTCGCGGTCACCCATCACGGGCCCGACGAGTATGACGCGCAGTTGTTCTTCGCCCAGCCACTCCAGCATCTGATCAAGCACCGCAAGGCGATCGAGCAGGCGTTCGCGAACTACGACCCCGAGACCCGCGGCCGGAGCCTCACGAGCGAGCAGCAGGAGCTGCTGTCGCTGTTCATCGGCAAGACCTCGACGGCGGCTCATTCGTACAACGGTTTCGTTAGCGAGATCGCGTTCGGCTATAATTTGAAGAAGCTCGTCAAGAGCCTCTTCGGCTTCCAGATGACGACGTACGACGAAGTGCTGAAAGCTCACGGCGCCAAGCACATGGGCGAGCTCACCGGTGAGCAGGTGGCCAACTACGGCGCGGACGACGCCTACTGGGCCGTGCGCGTGTTCCACCATCTGAAGGATGATCTGCTTCGTACCAATCCGAAGGTGCTGCAGACGTTCCTGAGCCAGGAAAACCCGATGGTCCGGGTGTTCGCTGACAACTGGCGCGATGGGCTCCGGCTCAACCTTCAGGAGGTATTCGACCGGCGCGACATGGAGCGCGCGGCGATGGCCGACCTGCTCCGTCAGTTCAAGGCGCAGATCAGCGCCTACCTGCCGTTCCCGGAGGAACCCAGCGAGAAGCTGCTCGAGCGCCAGGGCAAGTGGTATAAGGATGGCAGCTGGCAGAAATATCGCAAGCGCATCACCGATTGGTGCGCGCTGCCCGACAGCGCCGACACGTTCGAGCAGGTTACGCAATGCTCGAACCCGATTGGCAATGCCTGGCGTGAAGAAAAGGGCCTGCCCGAAGTCAAGAACCTGCTGAACCCGGTCTACTACATGGGCATGCGGATCATTCTGCACGACCTGATGGGCCTGCCCCTCGTCTACCTCGACGGCGAGATCTCGTCGGACAAGGAAGCGCGCGGCAAGATGCTGCTCAAGGCCGAGAAGGCCGGCGACGAGCAGGCGATGGAAGTGCTGAAGACCTACCAGCGGATTGCCGACGTCGAGCAGACTGTAAAGCTATACTTGACACCCTACAGTCAGCTCATGGACCCCGAGACCAGCCGGGTGTACCCGTCGCTAAGCTCAATGCTGGCGACACGCCGCATGGCCTTCTCGTTCCCCAACGTCATGGCGCTCGCCAAATATTCGGACAGCAAATATGTCAGAGGCTTCTACCTTGCGGACAACGATGATCACGTCGTGGTGTCCGCAGACTGGTCGTCCGTTGAGCTCGTCATCATTGGTGACCTGTCAGGCGATCACGGATTTCGAGAGGTGTTCGGTCAGATACCGTATGGCGATCTCCACACCGGCGCCGCCGCGGATTGTCTCGCCGTCAAAACACTCCCCGGGCTGACCGAGGAGGAATACAGCCGTTTCAAGTTCGACGAGAACCCCAACGGCCGGCGGTTGCTGCACATCTTCACCGGCCAGGAGATGACCCCGAAGGACTTCTACAAGCTGACCCGCGGCACGCCGGTCGGCAAGGGCGCGAACTTCAACTATTGGTACTCGGGCTCGCTCTCGACAGTCGGCATGAATCTCGGATGGGCGCCTGACGAAATGTGGGAAGCGGTCGATCGCTATCGCAATCGCTTCCCGCTCGCCGAGGCCTGGCGAGTGAAAACTCAGCAGGAGCTGATGGAGTACGGCTTCATCGAGCTGCCGGATCATCATCGCCGCGTGCGCCTCGAGGCGACGCCGAGCTGGCACACCTGCATGATGCGGAAGTTCGCGGACATCTCCGCCTCGCCAGCGATGCTGGCTTACGCCGAGCTCGCGTTGAAGCGCATCAAGAGCCGTGCGCTCAATCAGGGTGTCAACGGGAAGGTGCAAGGCACCTGTGCCACGCTGGCCAAACGTTCAATCCTCCGCATGAAGGCGGAAATTGAACGGCGCGGCTGGGACTCTCGCTTCATGTTCCCGGTGCACGACGAGACGGTCTGGTCGGTTCACCGTGATCTGGTGCCGGAGTTCATCACGACTCTGCGTTCGGTGAAGACCAATCACCCCGACATCGTCACCAGTTTACCGCTGCACTGTACAGTCAGCGTAGGACGGACGTTCAAGCCATTTGATAAACTGAACCCGGCCTTCAGCCAGATCGAGCTCGACGAAGCTGAGCCGATCGACGGCGTCATCCCGCGCGAGCTGCAGGGCCAGGTTCTCCCCGACGACATCGTCAAACGGGTGATCGAGTTCGTCGCCGACGCTAAGGTGGCGGCATGACGCGAGTGACCTAGTCACTCCGTCCTAAACCCGGGCGTCGCCGAGTCCCGCTTCGTACAGCGGTTCCTCAACAACCATGAGGAACCATATGCCCAACGCCGCTGAAGAGCTCGGTTACCCCACCTGGCTCAATGCCTTTGCCGTCCTGATCTTTTGGGTGATCGGATTGATCATTGGGTACGGCCTGATCGCATTCATTGCCTGGGATCCGGACCCATACAAATGGGGCACGTTTGTGCGACTGATCGCGGTCGTGACCGGTCTTATCTGGACCGGCCTCGTGATCGACGCGACCGGCGATGAGGAATGACGGGACGGCCGCCGAGGAAGCTTTCGAAAAGCTGATCGGCGCGGACGTCCTCTACCGCTTCCCCGACAAGAAGGCGCTCACCGGATTGAACGGTGGGCGCCGGGTCGGCGACTTCCCGAAACCCAGCGACTACCTCGTCACCAAGAACATGCTGACGTTCTACGCCGAGGTGAAGTCGTGTCAGAGCGCAACCAGCTTCCCGTTCGCGGACATTCGCCCCTCGCAGAAAGCCATGGCCCTCAAGCAGGCGGCGGTCCGCGGGCGCTACGACTTTTACATCTTCTCCTACGGTCTCGGGGCCTGGTTCCTCATGACCGAGAAAGTCTTCGCCGCCGCAGTCGCGGCCGGCGCCAAGTCCATCAAATTTCAGGAGCTACCCACTTGGACCACCCAGTAAGCCGCGCCGAAGTCTACGCGGCGATCGACAGCGAGCGAGCCTATCAGGACTCGCTCTGGAACCCTGCCACGACGCCGACAAACGGCGTGCATCACGTCGCCTCCTGGCTGACGTACATGCAGAGCTACCTGAGCGAGGCCATCGACCAGGTCAGCCGCGCAGCTGACCCTGGGGCTTCGCTCGCCGCGCTCAGCACCATCCGGAAGATCACCGGCATGGGCGTCGCTTGTATGGAGCAGCACGGCGCGCCGCTGCGCGGTAACGGCTTGGAGATCGTCCTGACGCAGCCGTTCTACGACCTGCCGGTCGGCGCCGTGCTGAAGGTCGACGAGATCATTCCTCACGGAGGCCACACGGACGACGCCTGCCAATATCGTGTTGGCACGAGCTTCATCCGGTCGGGGATCGCACGGGAGACGCCGCGATGAAGCTCGTCGATCTCCTCACCGCCCGCCTCTCCGACGCGCCGATGACAGATGTGATGCTGGACATCGAGACCACTGGCACCGACCCCTACCACAACGCAATGGTCCAGCTCGCCGCGATCGAGTTCAACTATGAGACCGAGGAGATCGGACGCACCTTCAACCGGTCGCTGCTGATCCCCAAGGGGCGGTACTGGGACGAGGACTGCCGCAACAACTTCTGGGCTCCCAAGTGGGATCTGTTCACGAAGATCATGTCGACGGCACAGCCGGCGAACGAGGTCATGCAGGACTTCTTCGACTGGGCGAAGCTAGCCAATTGCAGCCAGCGGTTCTGGTCGCGCGGCAACTTTGATTACTGGTTCGTCCAAACCTACCTCGAGCGCATCGATCTTCCGATGCCGTACTCGGCGTTCACGACGCGCGATCTCCGCACCTTCCTGGCCGGTCTGTTCGGCAAGGCCGACGAGCCCAACATGAAGTGGCTGACGATGCCCGGCGACGCCCACAACGCGCTGTTCGACTGCGTCATCCAGCTGAAGCGTCTTTTCAGCGCCAAGAACGGCGTCTTCTACGAAATTCTCCCTCCTGAAGGACAAGCAGCATGAAGAAATTCTTCCTCGGCTTCGCCGCCTGTTATCTAATCGGTGTCGTCAGCTTTGCTGGTTCAGCATCGCGAGCGATGCCCTTTATCACCGTAGCCGGTGACATCTACTACGGCGCCCTTTGGCCGCTCGCGCCGCTCTCCGTCTGGCTTAACAAGGATCTCTACCCGATCCCAGCTTGGGCGATCCGCACTTGATCGCCGCTAATCTTGCCACCGGTTTGTTCTTTGGCTTGGTCAGCTGGAACGCGCATTTCACGCTCCGGCGCTTCAACCTTAGCCTAACCGATTTGCAATGGTGGAGCCTGTGGCTCTTCGGTCTGAGCGCCGGGTTGTTCGCTCTCGGCAGTTTCGCTGTCGCGGGCTTGCAGACGATTGGAGTCCCATCCCTATGATGATTGAACTCCCCTGCTCCAGCCGCGTCTGGCACATCGGTGATCCCCATCTCGGAAAGCGCTTCGAGAACGGCGTTCCACTCGACCGCCGCGGCGAGCGCGAGGCACGCCAGATGCGGAAGTTCAAGGACGAGCTCGAGACCGACGCCGATATCATCATCATGGTCGGCGATCTCTTCGACCACCCCCAAGTCGCCCTGTCGGTGATCCTCGAGGCGGTCGACGCCATTGAGCTCGCAGCACGGCGCCGGCCGAACGTTCAGTTCTTCATGATGGCCGGGAACCACGACCGCAGTCGCCAGCTGAACACGATCGGCGCCTGGAACATCTTTCGTCGGATCATCAGCGGTTCGCTCCCGAACGTGTTCGTGGTCGACACCGTCGGCCAGGTCGAGAACATCGCTTTCGTGCCGTGGGAGTGGGGCAAGCCCGTCGCCGCGGCGATCGAGGAGCGGTTCCCGAAGCCGAACGTCGAGATCGCCCACGTCGTGCTTCACCACGACCTCGAGGCCTTCGGTGGGAACACCGACTACATGGTTCCGGCTGCGGAACTGATGAAGAAGTTCCCCAACTGCCAGAAAATAGTGACTGGTCACTGGCACTTAGAGGGCGATTACGTCGTCGACGGCATTGACGTTTCATGCACCGGCTCGCTCGAGCCCTACACCCACGCCGAGGATCCCAATGGTGAAATCTACGTCTCGCTTACTCTCGAGCAGCTCGAGGCGCGCGATCCGGCCGAACTCCGGGACAAATGCGTCCGGGTCTTCCTTCGCGAAGGTGAAGAGCTCCCGGTCGGGCTTGACTGCCTCCAGCTCACCGGAAAGCGGATCAGCGAGCTTGAGGCTGATCCCGAGACCAGCGTTGCTGACCGACTGGGTGCTTTCGACTGGCAAGCGATCCTCGACGAGCACCTGAAGGACGTCCCTGTCTACGTCCGCGAATTCATTGACGAGAGACTTCACTAACACCCGCCCCGGGCTTTCCAGCCACCGTCAGCGCGCGCTGGTAATTCGTCCACGATGCTGCACCCGCCGGGTAACGGGCGTCATTCCGGGTTAATCGTGGGAACGCGCCGGAGGGGGTGAGTGACTTGGTCACTTGCCCCCTTCGAGATTGAGGGCCCCGCCCTCGTCCATCATCTGGGCTCTCCACAAAGGAGAACCCATGTCTGACATTTCCGCTGACGAGCTGAAGCTCCACATCGAAGCGATCGAGAACCTCGAGGCCGAGAAGCAGGGCATCGCTGACGACATCAAGGATCGTTACGCGCTTGCGAAGGCCGAGGGCTACGACACGAAGACCATTCGCAAGATCATCGCGCTTCGCAAGATGGAGAAGAACGCGCGCGACGAAGCGGACGCGCTGCTCGAGACCTATCGTCAAGCGTTGGGGCTGGAGTAATGGCTGTGCTCACCGACATCGCCCGCCATTGGACGAACCAGACCGACAAAGGCCGAGGTATCCGCCTCGAAGCCGAGGCGCTCGACGTTCTCAATGCGATCGGCGTCGGTGAGCTCATCCTGGCCAAAGCGGCCGAACAGCAGAGGAACTTATGCCTCGAACGAAGCCTCAAACAGTCGTCCATTACACCCGAGGAGCGTTCCGGCTCGTCAAACGGCCGGATCGGTCGAACCTCGAGATCTGCTGGTACGACCCAGTCACCAAACACGACCGATTCCTTAGCACGGGTACGCCGGAGATTGAGCTCGGCCAGCAAATCCTCGACGACAAATACCTAGAGGTCACTCAGGGCGTCGAGTGCTGTCCGACCTGCCGACGTCCCTACGATCTTGAGGCGCAAAAGCGTCTCCTCGTTCTCGATGCTATCGAGCGCTACCTCGTCGTCGCCAAGAAGAAGACCAGCCACAAAGAGATCGACGACCGGCTCAACCACATCGTCAACTATCTCGAGACGCTCCCGAACGCGGGGGTTTTCTGCGACGAGGTCGATGAGAATTGGATTGCAGACTTTCGTACCTGGGTCGGGGCAATCCCTGTCGTGAGCCCTGCAGGCAACGAGCGGCAGCGTGCACTCTCCACCATTGAGAACAGTGTCCTGCAGCTCGCCGCAGCAATGAGACACTGCAAGCAGGAACCATTGTTCAAACCGATCCCCACGAAGCGGGTGAACCGGACGCCATCTTATCGCGCGTCGGTCAAGGATCTGGCGCGAATGCTCAACTACGCGCTCACGCCAAAGAAGCGCCGCGATAACCTTCTCGCTTTCCTGCGGGTCAGCATCGTAACGATGGGCCGACCCGATGCAGTCCAGGATGCCTCGACTGATCCGCAGCGACGCCAGTGGGACGAGAACCATGGCATTTTCAACCTCAACCCCGCTGGCCGTCACCAGACGAAAAAATATCGTGCGACGGTGCCGGTCGCTCGTCAGGCCGTGTGGTTGTTTAAGAACACTAAGGGGTTCCTGCTCCGCGGCAGCGCCAAGAAGTCCTTCTACGCTATGGCGACGGATCTGGGTCTGCCAGCCGAGGGCGAATCCGGGCTCAAACTAATCCGGCGGTCGATGGCCGCGTTGGTCCGCCAGCGACTCGAGGCGGAAGAGAAGCCCATCGATCAGCTCGAAGTGTTTCTCGGTCACCGGGTCATCGATGAGGTTTCTGAGCTCTATGCCCCGTTTAGCCCGACATATCTGAGGTCTGTGAAGAGGCATATCGAAGCCATCATCGACGAGCTCGAGAAGCTTGCTCCAGGAGCATTTCACCACAGTCTCACCACAGACAACGACAACGTCGTCCAACTCCAGGCCGCTTAAGGGTTGATTTTATTGGAGAAAATGGTGGGCGTGGCAAGGATTGAACTTGCGACCCCTGCGATGTCAACACAGTGCCAATCGCAAAAACGCGCACAAATCAGCCACTTATGATGTTCCTGAAAGTAGAACGAGCGGTGAACATCATCGGAACATCGACGTTTCTCACCACACTCTCACCACACAACTGACTGAGTCACTTCTTCGCCTGCAACACCTCGACCTGAGCCTTGAGCTGGTTGATCTCGCCATCGTTGTTGCTGACGGCGCGCGAGGCGAAGAAGGCGAGCAGCGACATGATGATTAGGAACATCGTCGACCCGCCCCAGCCGACGAGCTTCACGACGGTGCTGACGCTGTCCTTCACGCCGGCGATATTCGTTTGGATGTGCGCGTACCGCTCGGCGCAGAGATCCTCATGCGCCTGAACTTTGATGTGAGCTGCTTCAGCATGGGCCATTGCGTCGGCCGCAGTTACTTCTGACATCGGTTCAGTGCTGCCTCTACCTGATCTGCATATCCTCCGGGTGCCTCATACAGTCCGAGCTGGGCTTGAGACTGGGCGTTTCGCGCAACCGGGTCGGTGGGCATCTTCTTATCACGCAGAGGGGTCGGCTTGAGCTTACGCAGCCGCTCCCGTTCTTCAGGTGAAGGGCACTGGACCGGTCGGTCGACGTAAGTGATGATGGGCTTCTCCGAGATTGTGCTCGGGTGACCGCAGGCGGTCAGAAGCGCCATGATGGCGCAGAGCGCCATGAATGCACGGGTCATTTCAAGTTCTCCATCATCGCTTGGAACTCGACGAGCGGCATCCGCACGACGACGGTCTGCCCCGATTTTACGTGACGACACGGCAGCGGATGATCCTGCATCGGTCCCTTCTCTGGGGCCATGTTGCAGTAGTTGTTGCACGCCGGGCCGTCCGGGACACAGCGACCGGGTGAATGATCGTCGCGACCCTTGAAGCCGCAGACGTAGACGCCCTCATATTCAACCGGTGCCTCGCGCACGGTTACGATGGCCTCGTCGTCCTCGAAGGTGATGTTGACATAGGGAGGATACGACCCGTGCGGGGCCGTCCAGGCGCCGATCTTTTTCATTTCCAACCCTTCCAAGCCGCCTGCGAGTCCTCGTCGATCTGCTTCCAGTCAGCCTCACGATTGCCGGTCGACTTGTGGCCCTGCAGGTTCGTGAGTTGTGCTTGAACCGCGGCGAACTTCTTGACGTTGTCGGCCTGTTCGCGCTTGAGCTCCGCGTCAGCCGCGTCGGCGCGCTGCTTGTTTTGGAGCGCCTGATCGCTGATCGTCTTCAGAGCTACAGCACGGTCCTTGCTCTCTTTCATGCGTGTGCCGGCGGCGTAGAGCAGGTCCGCGGAGTCGTCCTTGTTGTACTCGAGGACACCCATCAGGGCGTGACGGAACTGGGCCTCGTCAGCCAACTTGGCGCGCGCGCCGCGCAGATGGTCCGCCGTGATGGCGAGCGAGATCGTCAGGCCGGCCATGATCAGGAACGGCCCGAACTTCTTAAGCAGCGCCCAGGCGGCGTCGAAGGAGAGTTTCTCAAGCATTGGGTTTGTCATCCTTCGCGTTGACGTTGAGGCCCCAGCCTCCGGGGGCAGTAAGGCTCACGAGCGCCTTGACCGCGGCGACCAGCACGATGACGACGAAGAGACAGATCGTCCCGATCAACAGCCAGATGGTCCAGCCCTTGATCTTCAGGCCCTGCATGAGGAGCTGGTAGCAGTGCTCACCGGGGGGCACGCCCTGCTGCTTGACGATGCTGCAGTACGTCTCGGGATCGAGGCCGTGCAGCTGCCAGACAAGAACGATGAACAGGAGCGGCAGCACCGCGGCGAGCGCGATGAGGTTCCAGCTGATGTGCTTGTCGAGCATCAGAGCACCCAGTCGGCGATGCAAAGGACGAGGAGGACGAGACCGACAAGGCTCGCCACACAGCCGTGTTTACCCATTCGGTCGTTGGGCACTGCCGACATTCCGCCAGCGAAGGTCACGAAGAAACCGCCAAGGATGACGATGAAGCTGGCGAGCAGCCAGAGAATGTGCCCGATCATGCTGCTGCCTTTCGCTGGGCCTGCGCGAGCCGCACGTCGTAGCGGTTCTTGTAATAGGCCGTGCCGTTGTAGAGCTTCGCCACCGTCACCCAGTCGCCGCGCTGAAGCGCGCGATGAAGCGTGGGGTCGGAGCGGATGAAGAGACAGAAATGGTTGAGCTGGTCAGCAGCGGTCTGGCTCTCCTGCCAAGCGAAGGCCATTGGATCGACGCAATCACAACGGGCGAAGTTCTCGCCGAGGATCTGGAAGGCGCCGTAAGACGCTGACGCGAAACCGGCGTCGGCGTCGAGACCAACTGCTTCGGCGAGCTGCTCGTATCTGCCCAGCTGCGATGCAGGATACCTTTTCGGATCCCAGTTCGGATAGCTGATGTGCGGATGGGTGCGGTCGTACTTGCGGCCCGTCGCCTTGCTAAAGCGGTGAGGCTCGAACAGGATCACTGGACGGCCGTTGACGAACGGATTGCCGGAGCTCTCGACCTGGTAGAGCGCCTTAACGTACGAAGCTGGCGCCGCCAGCACTACCGCAGCGGTCGAGAAATCGACCTCTTCGAGCAAGTAATCAGGGCCCTGCGTTAGGAACTTGATGACGTCGACCTTGAGATCGCCGCTGGTACAGCCGTGCTGAGCTAGTCTCTCTCTAAGTCCCATCACAACTCACCTGGTCTCTTGCCGCAACGGAGGTTGCGGCCGGGGCACAGGCGCATTCAGGAGACCGTCATGATCAACGACCTTCGTTACGCCGTCAGTTTCCCTACCAACGGTGTGAGCCTGAGCGGCTCGCTAAGCTTTCAACCGGGTTCCACCGCGATCACCGGCGACAATGGCGCCGGGAAGAGCTTCGTCGCCGAGATGATCCGCTACGGGCTCTTCGGTAAGAAGGCGCTCCGTGGGCCGGCGTCGGACTACAAGTCGCTCGACATGGCGATGAGCTTCCAGGTCGGGTCCGAAAAATACCGCATTGTTCGGACAAGCCGGAAGGAGTTCCTCTACGACACCGAGGACGAGCAGCTCGCCGTCGGCGCCGACGCCGTGAACAAGAAGATCGTCGAGATCCTCGGGTTTGACCTCGAGGTGTTCGATGTCGTCTGCGCCGCCAACCAGAAGGAGAGCGAACGGCTCACCCGGCTGACACCGGCCAGGCGCAAGGAGCTGATTGACGACGTGGTCGGTCTCACCCGCCAGGAGACCGTCGAGAAAGCCTGCCGTGAGGAAGCCAAACTCGCACGGGTCGAAGCGGAGGCGCTGACCCGCTCATTGGTTCCACCAGTCGAGCCGGTGAGGCCGAAGAACTACCGGCAATCGAAATATATCAAGGCCGAACTCGATGAGACCATTGAGGTGCTCGCAACGCGCGCGAAGCTGCAGCGGATCATCGACGCCGTTGGCACCGCACCGACACCGCCAGCCGTGGCGGCTCCAGACATTGAGGAACTCGAGGAGCACGAGAAGCTTCGTGCCACACAGGAAATTTCGCGTGTGGCAATCGAGCGTCAGCTCGCGCGCATCCCCGAACCGCAGTTCACGGTCGAGCAGCTGGAAGCAGCCGAGGCGCTCGCCGCCTACGACGCCGAGCTGCACCGTCGAGGACCGCAACCTTGCTATGCGATTGTGTATCTCGAGGAGCAGGCTGAGCTGATCCAGCAAAAGAAGCAGCTGGATCATGACACTGTCACCTGTCCGAAGTGCGACCACGAGTTTTGCCCCGGCGAGGAGATCGACGTCGCAGCCATCCGCGCGCTGTCCGAGCCGGTGCTCGATGAACGAGAGATCGCCGCGGACTATCGTCGGCATCAGTTGTGGGAAAACCCGCCGATTGAACCGAAGGGGGCGCGGCTGACACCGGAGCAGATCAGCGTCGGTCGCATGGCGCTCGCCATGGCAGCGGACAAGCCGCAGCTCGAAGCCGAGCTGGCTTCGCATACTCTTCTCGATGATCGCTCAGCAGAGCTGGCCGAGGCTCGCCGTCTCGATCGCGAGTGGGCGATCTACGAGAGCGACCTTCGCGCATTTGAGATGCGGGAAAGTGACGCTCAGGCTGCACAGACAGAACTGCTGAAATTGTCTGTACCGCAGAACAAACCCGAGGATCTCCATGAGGAATACACCGAGGCACGGCTCTATGAGGATGCCGTCTTTCGCTACGAGCGGGATAAGGAACGATTTAACACCTTGTCCCAGGAGATCGCCGAGAAGCAGGAACGCGCGGACGCCTTCGCCGCCGGGGCGAAGGGTCTCGTCGAGGCGCGCCGCACGCTCAAGGCGTTCCTCGCGCCGTCGCTCAGCCGCGTGTCGAGCAAGATCATCACGCAGATGACGGAGAACTCGCTGCGCCCGCTCGACAGCATCGAGATCGACGAGGATATGAATATCACTGCCAATGGGCAGGACGTCAGCACTTTCAACGGTGCTCACGCCACGATGATCAATCTCGCCCTTCGACTGGCTCTCGGTCAGGTTCTGGTCGCTCGGGTCTTCCCGCTCTTCATCGGCGATGAGATCGACAGCGACGCCACGCCGGCCAACGCCCAGGCGATCGCGGACGGTCTCACGGCCTGCAAAGAGCAGTTGAAGCAGATCGTGCTGATCAGTCATAAGCGCCTCGAGGGCGTGGATCATGAGGTGATGATGTGATTTGCGTAGTGAAGCACAACGAACGCGGCGACATCGCCGGTTGGATGATGGGAACCGACATGCACGATCTGCGGCGACGAGCTGAGCAGACGTTCGACCATGATTTGGCCGGCATGTTCTATCGGATGGAGTTCGTGCCGCAGCCGGGAAAACATGTGATCGCGCCCGGCGTCACAATGCTGGTGGAGTAGAAGTCGTGACATCTCAACGAGACATGCTCATCTTGTGCTCAGGAACAGCGTTCGGTTGGGGCTTTCTGCTTGGCAGCATCTTTGCCCATTCCACATTTTTGACCGTCGCTGCCGCCGCAACATTATTGGTTGCTACCTACTTCGGGCTCTACAAGATTGGCGGTTGTAATGGGTGAGGTTGAGCTGAAGCCGGGATGGATTTTAAGAACAGAATCGCTCGATGAAGAGGCGAAGGAGCGCGCGTTCGGCAGTAAGGAAGAGGCGATCGACTATGCCTTGGTCTGGTTCGTTTCTAGCTACGACCCCGACACCAACGAGACGATGCGCGGCCACGTTCCTCATGGGCTCGCCGAAGATGCGCTACAGCTGATTGAAGATCTGAGGAACGGTAGGGAGTTTCGCTGTTCGAACTTCTACGAGACAGCCTCTGTTTTCGAACCGCCCTTCGGGTGGGTATCGGGGCTAGGAAGAACTGATGATGACACGAGCAATGCGTGAAACCACACAATGCTTTATTGCCGGTGCCTTGCTCGCCCTTATGGGCTGCCTTTGCCAATATGTTGACGACCAGCGCGCGCGAATCGCAGCATCAGCCTACGCAGCCGAACACGTCTGTCACGATCCTGACGTTTCGCCAGTGGTAGAGATTTGTTACGTGCCCGATAATCGCTGGACCTTCGTTGAGACAAGCAATGTCGACTGACTGGCTCAACCGTATCAAAGAGACGATGGCCGTGGACATTGCCCGATTCCAACGCAAAGGTCTGTCACCGAAAGAGATCGTAGAAAAGCTGATGGAGATCCCCGAGGTCTACCAGGGGCTGCACATGCGCGCCGACCGCCGCAGCGTACCGCCTGCAGTGATCCTCTCAGATGCTGCCGATTATCTCGACGACGGCTATCACGAGAAGCTCGTCGCCGACCTGCGCGAGATCGTTGAGGGTGGCGAACTAGAATAGAGGCAAGTGACCAAGTCAGACCGGGCTCCTTCGTAGCAAGTCACAGGTGACTGACTCCAGACGGGTCTTCGAAAGGAGACCCAGTTTTGCTTACCCCCGAACAAGAGGCAGCAGTCCTCGACGAGTATCGTCGGACCCGCTCGCCCTTCAAAGTCGCCAACAACCTGAACCTCAATGTCGCCGAGGTCTGGGAAATCATCGATGCCAATCCTGACGCTGCTGTCCGTAATCCGGAGCACTCGGGTGGCGAGGGTCGCGCTGACCTTCGCCAGTACTTCGTCGCATCGGCTCGCTGCGCTGATCGGTGGGACAACGACGAACCTGGCGTAAAGCTCGCGCGCGATCGCGTCTGTGCCGGTACGCACACCATGGCGACGCACCGCGACGGCTCGATGAAGTTCCTGTGCTCGATCCCGCTGAAGCGGTCGGTCAAGCCGAACCCCGACTACTTCAAGCCAGAGGTGCAGCTGTGAGCTGCCATGACTACACCTATGCTCGCGTCCTCCGACAGATCTTCGAAGAGGGCGAGGTCCGCACGGACCGCACGGGTGTAGGGACCAAAGCACTCTTCGGCGCGCAGATGCGTTTTGATCTCAGCGACGGCTTTCCGCTGCTGACGACGAAGCGTGTCTACTGGAAGGCGATCGTCGAAGAGCTGCTTTGGTTCCTGCGTGGCTCCACAAATGTGAAGGAACTGCAGGCAGCTGGCGTTCACATCTGGGACGAGTGGGCCGACGAGAACGGCGATCTTGGACCGGTGTACGGCAAGCAATGGCGGTCGTGGCCGACTGGCAAACAGCACCGCACCTATGATGGAAACATCCAGTTCGCAGGGATGGCCGATACAACCATTGACCAGATCGACAACGTGGTCGACAGCCTCATCGAGAACCCGGACAGCCGCCGGCACATCGTCACCGCCTGGAACCCGGCCGAGGTCGACAGCATGAAGCTGCCGCCTTGCCACGTCCTGTTTCAGTTCGATGTCTCCGCGGACAACCGGTTGAATTGCCAGCTCTATCAGCGGTCGGCCGACTTCTTCCTGGGCGTCCCCTTCAACATCGCGAGCTACGCGCTGCTCACCATGATGATGGCTCAGGTCACGGGGCTCGAGCCGGGTGAGTTCATCTGGACCGGTGGCAACGTCCACCTCTATTTGAACCACCTCGATCAGGCGAACGAGCAGCTGCGGCGCGAACCGTTCAAGTCTCCGACGGTAAGCCTCAACCCCGCAGTCAGCACCATCGACGGGTTCACCGCCGATGACATCATGCTCGTCAACTACCGCTACCATCCGGCGATCGCCGCGGAGGTGGCGATATGAGGTTCTATGCGGACTTCACCGGTGCCGACCCGCGCGGGCGTGAACCGGCCTGGGAACAGCCTCCGTTCGAGGACACCGTCGAGATTGGGAGGTACGACGCTCTCGCGCCCGACGCTGGTGGCTACCCTGATGGCAATCCCAAGACGCTGATGGGCGCGCAGAAGCCAGATCTTTCGGTGATCCCGCCGATCGCACTCCTGCATCTCGCGACCGCCATGATGAACGGGGCGAAGAAGTACGGCCCGTTCAACTGGCGGGAGAAGTCGATCAGCGCGCGACCGTACCTGGCTGCTCTCCTGCGCCATGCCGCATCCTGCCTCGATGGCGAGGACTATTCGGCAGACACGGTCGAGGCTGAGCTCCCAGTTCACCACCTGGGGCATGTCATGGCCTGCTGCGCGATCTACCTCGACGCAGAGTCCATCGGGATGCTGAATGACGACCGGCCGAAGGTCAAAGGCAAGACGGGCTCGGCGATCGAAAAGTACGTCAAAGAGAAACGGCTGTGAGACCTCTCATCGGCCTCCTCATCTTCGCCCTGGTCCTCGCTGTCGTGCACGATGCTGCCGACGGTGAGGCCCGCCTTCGCTGCACCCCTGTGCTCGTCGAACCCGTCAAGCCGTGCAGTTGGGATCTGTATCGAGAGGAGGGTGGCGTTCCTCTTCGCTGTCGAGCAACCTAGTCTCAATTGCACGGCGGCAATGGCCGGCACCAAACAGGGCGTTGATCACCTTCTCGGCGATCAACGCCCATTTCTTTCCAGCGATCGCGTTGCGCCCGACGCGGCTCGAGATCGTCTCATCCTCGTTACCGCCGAGGATGGTGTTCCCGAGCTGATCGATCGCGATCAGGAGGCGCGTTACGTAGGCCATCCTGCCTCAATGTCGATCGCGTCGAGCTCGGCCATCGTTGTGGCCGCTTCGATCTGTTCCTTAAGGACACGCGCGCGTTCGTGGATCGCGGCAACGTATTGGCCCGCGGCCTCCCCCATCAGCATCATACTCGGCGCGTCGAGAGTGACGACGCTGTTGTCCGCCATCGTCCAGTCGACGGAGAACGCCGCCGACTGCTGCACAGCGAGCATCGCCATTGTGACCGCGCCGTTGATCTTGATCTTCGAGCTGTCGTCATTGTCGACGGCACCGAACGGCGTCGGCGCCTCGCCGTTCTGCTTCTGGTTCTTGAGATTGTTAACCGCGGCGCGCTTCTGGGCCTGGTAGTCGGCCAGGATCGGTACGATCTGTCCATCCACGATGTCGTGGAACTCAGGGAGCTCGTCCTCGAGCGTGGCGAGCACAGGCCAGTTGGCGTAACCGGCCAGATCTCCGACGCATTCGCGCTCTCCGTTGAGGGGGTTCTCGACGATGTACTGGGTCACGAGATGAACACTCCCCCTCCGTACGGCACAATCTGACTGAAACTGGCGCTATTCGTCGGATAGGCAAAAGTGTTGACGCTATCGACCGCAGCCAGACAGCAGACGATGCGGAACGAATAGGCCGTGCTGGCCGACAAGCCGGTGACATTGACCGTCGCGTTCACCGTGCCCGATGAGGCGATCCTCATACCGAGCTCGTCGTCGTAATCCATGTAGGGGTCAGGGTTCGAGTGCAGCACCGACCCCTGATCGGTCCACGTACCGCTAATCAGGCGCTGTACCTTATAGAGCACATCCCACGGTCCGTCTTGATCAGATGCCTTAGCCATGCGCGGGTTCAGGTAGAGCAGAACATTGACTGAGGTCTGCGACGAGCCGGTCGTGAAGTTCAGAGTGTTCGAGACGACCTGATAAGTGCCGTAGCTAGAAGTGATGGCGGTGAAACCACTCGTCTGGCTTGCTCCGGATCCGCCGGTTCCCCCTGACCCGCTGCCGTTGGATGGCGGTGCGAGGACCAGCCTCAATGTCGTGAAGTAGGTGCGGGTTATGCCCGCCGACACGACAGTGATCTTGAGCTGAGTGTCGGCGGTCATCGAGGTAACCGTCAAGGTACCCACGCCACCGCTGACGGTGATGTTTTGTGGACCGGAGGAGCTGGTGAAGCCATTCACGTTCCCGGACAGGACAGTGAAGGTCATCGTGACCCCCGAGCTGACGACGGCGCCGGCCGTGCCGCTGCGGAGGTAATAGTTCAGGTCAACGTTCTGCTGGATCGTCGTGCCAGTGCTGTCGTAGGTGACTGTGGCCGAGGTTGGGCCATCGACATAGTTGGAGATCGAGGCGTCGACGCCGCTGATTGCGTTCGCAACCTGCTGCAGCGCCCAGACATATTGGTTGTAGCGCCCGACCAACCCGTGTCGGCCCATCTTCGTCCAATCGCCGATCACGACGTACGGACAACCCAGCACGTCCAACGAGCCGGTGCCGGCGACATTGTAATTAACGAAGGTGTCCCCATCGGCGCAAACAGCCGGATAAAGCTGGAGTCCCGCGCTCGTGTTGCCCGCTGGTGTGTTAACGAGCGACAGACGGAAGAACCACTCCGAGCCCAAATCCAGCACTTCTAGCTCCGAAGTGCTTCCAGCAGGGAGACCGCCGGTCCCCAGTCGTGCCTCCGCCGTATACGGATTGAATACAAGGTCGAGGTAACCGCCACCGTTCAGGTAAATGCGAAGCAAGCCCCAGTTGACAGTATGTGTGGCGCTTTTCTTGATGGCGACACCAGCGGTAATGATCTGCCCAGCGCCCACAGCGATGCCGTCAGCGTACAGATCCCTGAACTGCGTTCCATCGCTGTCAGTTACGGTGGTGTAGACGCCGTTAGCCGCGGTCGTCGTGCCGCTCGCGGTCCAGCCATCTGGGAATACCTGTCGAGCGGAAGATAGCGCCGACGTATAGATCGACGTGTCTTGAGTGGTGTCATTCCATTTGGGGTTATAACTGTTCAGCAGGTACTTCCAGTTGGCTCGCACGAAATCCAGCGTGGCGTGGCTCACGCCCAGCGCATCGGCCCGCGTCACCATCGAATTCCAAGCCGTCTCGAGCCCAGCGGCCTTGGACACCAGATCGTTGATCTTCTCGCTGGCCGAGAGGATGTTATCACTGGCGATCGAACTCAGGATCGCTGAGTTGAGGATGCCCTCAACCCCTGTCAGCGCGGCCAGGTTGGCCGGGATACCTGAGAGGTTCGAGCCCCAAACAGCACCATTCGTGGCCGCGAGCTCGGTCTTGCCGAGACGGACTTTCGTCAGCCAGAGGTTGTGCTGCATGGGTGACGCAGCGGGCGTAACCGTGAACCGGCAATTGCCAGACTTGGCACCGGTCGGAGGCAACATCTTGAACTGCTTCAGAGTCTCGGGGATCGAGGCATCGATCGCCACATCGGCATAAGTGGACGTGAGCGATCCCCCGGCTGCATCAAACCAAAGGAGCTCAGCGCGGAGGGTCGCTACGCCTGCTCCCGTAACCCGCGTGGCCTTGATATGGTAGCTTAGCCAGAGCGGCTCTCCAGGCGTGAAGTTGGTGAACGTCGGGGACGTGAACGTGTGCGAGGTGCCAACGTCGCCCGACGCAAGATAGAGCGAGTAGGTCATGCGCGTTGCACCCGAAATCGGCCGTTGCGGCTCCAGGGCACGCCGGCCGGCGGTTCATAGATTTCCCCGCCAGGATCCGGGGTCGGGGTGCCTCCCGAGTCGATCGTGCCCTGAACCGTGCCGGTCCAAGCGCTGTCCGGGATGATGCTGTCGTTGGGCGTGGTTTGATCATCACGCACCAAGTTGACGCTCGAGCTCGCGCCGCTCACCGCGCCGGTTACCGTGACGGTGACGCGCGTGTTCGAACCGAAGTCAGCAAGCGAAAGGGTTCGCGTCGTTGCACCTGCGGCACCGCCGAGCGTGACGGTCGGTGAGGTTGTCCAATTGAGGGCCTCGCTGGTGTTCTGTCTGGTCGCGGTGAGCGTCACCACCTGCGAGGTGTTGAAGGGGATGCCGTCAATGAAGTCGAAGGTGCCGTCGTCAGCATTCAGCGAGATCGTCGGTCCAGCCGGGCCCGTGGCGCCCGTGGCACCCTGCCCGACCCTGACGACGCTGATCTGGTCGGACAGGGTGACGCCATCCGTCAGTGTGCCCTTGACGATGACACCGAGGGTTCCATTGCGAACGGCATTGAACTGGGCAACCGTCATTGTGACTGTGTCACCAGTCGTGGCGCTCAGGCCGGCGGCTGCGCTCTGAATGGCCCCGTTGGCGTCGTACACCGACCAGGTGACGACCGCGGTCGTGTTCTGCTTCTGGGCGGTGAAGGTGACCGTCTGGACGGCCGGCGTCGGATTGCCCGCGGAATCAAAGAGAAGCGTCTGACGGTCACTGATGACATAGAGCAGCTTGGCGTTCGCGCCGCCCTTGCTCTTGCTGATCGTATAGACCTTATCAATCACGTAGCTGAACCAGACCGCGCGGAATGTGACAGTGGCGGTATCAGCCGTCAGGGCCGTGATTGCGTACGTTCCGTCGGTGCCGATCGTCGCCGTCGCGCCGCTTTGAGCTTGGACACTGAAGACGACATCGGTATTGATTTGACCGGCAGGGCTGTAGAGAATGAACTGGCCGCCCGCCCCGGCCAAGCTGAAGCCGGTTCCGTCTGCTGCCGAGGCCACGGTGTGACTCTCGTTGGTAAGAAATCCGACCGGTGCAAACTCCGGCAGGGTGTCGATAACGATGTCGTCGTACAGCGGAAGCGACAATCGATTGTGATTGTCGATCGTGTAGACCCGGAACTCGTGGTGCCCAGACTCCGGTGACGCGAGCTCAAACTTAAGGTCCGTCGTGAAGCCGAGCTGGATCCACGGGCTGTCGTTTAGACGCCGCTCGATGCGATAGCCCTTGATGTGACCAAACACAGGGCGTTGCCAGCTGGCGGTGAGCAGCCGTGTCGTCGCCACAGCGTCGGAAACCGTGTTGAGCTGAAGAACACCAGCAGCTGGTGCGACCGGCGAGGGTACATCACCGCCCGAGCCGTCATAGCCGGGCATGTGATAATCATAATCCCCGAGGTCGGCCGCGTCGTACTTTCCGGTATCGACTTCGATCGCGTTGATCGTGACGCGCTCGCCGTCGTCGTTGTAGTCGGCGTCGATGACACGATAGACCTTCGGCACGCTGGGAAGACCAAGTGCGGAGAGCGCAATGTTCGCGTTCTCGGCGACGTCAGCCGGCAGTGGTGAGTTGATGAAGATCTCGCGGACATCACCTCGCTGCCCCGCCGAGTTGGTGACCGTGCGAGTGATTGTGACCGTCGGCTGCTGCCAGGTTGGATCGCTCGGTGCCGTCGTGCTGTCGGGGTCGTAGGCAGGGTTCGGCGTTGTGACCGCAATCGTGTAGTTAACGCCCAGCTCGATGCGGATCGTGTCTCGCAGAACAATCGAGCTTCCCTTATTTTCAACGATCCGACCGGTTGTGCGCTTGGTGTCGTCGAGCGTCTGATTGAGCGAGCCGTCCGCAATGAGGATCCAGTTGAACCGCTCGAGCAGCTTGCCTTGGCGATTGGTGGTGAAGCTGACGTTGCGGAACTCGTTGACGTTGGTCCGCATCTTGAGAATTGCCCAGCGGACCGCTTGCTGGCGATGGGTGCAGCCGATCGCGACGACTTTGGTCGGCTTACGGCCGAACAGCGCGATGTGGTCCGGATCCTCGATCTTGACCCGGTCCTCGCGGTAATCGAACTCCTCGTTCAGGAAGACGACGGTGACGTCGTTAAAGCGTGTGTCGACGTCCGTGTGGCTGTAATTGAACTCGCCTTCGATGTTCTCGTGGGTGAAGAGCGCAGCCGGGGCCTGCGGCTTGTCGACTACACAGCGCCACTCGCCCTCGCCTTCATCCCAAGCCGTCGCGGCGCACGCGCCGGCCAGGTACCGAATGAACTCGTCGCTACGCTGAGCCTCGCTGACAGCGAGGTTGAGCGAGAAGCGTGGATGCTGCCCGCCGTCGCCGTTCGAGACCAGCTGCGAGCAGTATTTTGAGAGCTCAAGGGCATCCCACTTGTTGAGCTGCGCGCCGGGGACCAGCCGCGCGATGCCCGAAAGGGAGTCGGTGATCGCGTCGTTGATGACCCATGCTGGGTCATTGGTGTACGATTTCGCCCAGGAACCGTCCCAGATCGCACCAGTGTAGACGCGCGTGTCGGGGTTGAAGACCGTCGACGGCGGCACCGACACGATCTTCGTGTCGTAAACGCCATCCATCTCGGGGATGCCGTTGAAACTGTCGCTGGCCTTGCCGTACAGCTGGAGCCACGCGAGGCCCCGCCAATCCTCGTGATCACCGAGCGCGGTATCATAGACCGCGGTGATCGACTCCCAATTGAGCGTCCGCTTCTCGAAATTGGGGTCAGCGTCGAGGCTCTCGTTCTCGACCAGGCGGCACCGAACGTCCCACCCGACATTCGCGTAGGTGCCGCTGTTCGGCACCTTGATCCGGAGCTCCTTGACAAAGGGACTCGTCGTTTTGCCGTTGATCGTGAGGTAGGAGCCGTATGCTCCGGAGCTGATTGCGTTGTATGTGGCTTGCGTCAGGATTTGCTTGACGGTGCTGCCGAACCCGTCGTCCAAATCATATCCGTTGGGGTTCCAAGCTGGTAGCGTATTGCCATTGGCGTTAAAGGGATTGATCCAGGTGGTCGTGCCCACCGGCTTCATCTGGATCTCGACGCTGGCGGTCGTGCCGTAGATCCCCTTCTTGTCCTGCCTGTAGAGCTGGCTGACGTCGAAGCGCAGATCGAGGCTCTGAGCGCCCGTGTTGGTGACGGTGCGCGTGACCCAGACCGAGTTTGTCCCGCCGATGTTTCGGAGCTGGACACCAATATTCAGGGGAGCTCCGGCTGCGCCCAGCCGAAGCGAGACCTTTTGCGGAAACTTGAGCGGGTCACCGTCGGCGAATATCGCCTGGAAGTCCTGGAAGTTTTGATTGCCGCTCGTGTCCTCGATCGGGGTCTGGTTGACCCTGATCGATTTCATGCCGTTGGTCGGCCCTTTGATAGGACCGACGCAGAGTCCGAGTAGACCTTCGAAGGTGTCGTTTGACCGGAGCGTGTCAGGGCGCGTGGTGAACTTACTGCCCCCACCCCCGCTCGGTCCTGCACCGCTGATCGTCAGCTCCATCGGTGAGGCTATGACCTCACCGCCGCGGTGAACTCACGGATGGACTGTGACTTAGGTGACCACCACGATCTTGAGAGGCTCTGGCAGGCGCGCGAATACCCACGGGAACCGCCGCTGTCCTTCAGCAAGCAGATGGACGGGCGTCATCACAATGGTCGGACAAAAGATGGTGCTGTTCGATCCAGGGCGTTTGTCGACAGTGTTATCCCACCACGACAATGCAGTGTAACCGAGGGAGCCGATCCGGCTGAACACGGCGCGGTAGGGCGTTCGATCATTGAAGGGCGCCAGCTTTCCGTCAAAAAGGGACAGCCTCTCCAAGATTGGTCGACCGTAGCCATGAGTTCCCGACCGGCCTTCAGGGAAGATGTAGTGGCCGGCCTGGTCACCGCAGCCGAAGTAGCACCAAGGCCTGTCGCTCACGCGGCGAACGCCCTGCGTGGTGGCGCGGATTTGAGCGACAGCCGATCCCAGACCTCCTGGATCGGTAGCACACGCCGACCGACTTCACCGTATGTGCGGCTGCGGAGAACCATCGTGATCATCCGGCGGCTGCGATATCCACCCTCGTGGGCCCACTTGTCGGGGGCTGCGAGGATGTTGAAGCTCTCGACGCTGACGCCGGGGTGTTCCTTGACGACCATCTTGTGGTGGACGTGGCCGATGTCGATGTAGTGGAACTCGGTCTCGCCGTAGTCCTGGCGGAAGTCCGTCGTCATGACGTGCGCCAGCTGATGCGGCCGACACTTGTCGGAGTGGTGGGTCATCACCAGCGTGTTGCCCATCCTGTATGCGATGAAGACGTTGTCGTTGTTGAGGACGTGGACGCGCCCCGTGTGCCCGAATGCGACCCGGAGAAGCTCAGCCATCCAGATGTCGTTGGTGCGGCTGTGGTTGCCCTGGTTGACGATCACGTCGACGTGCTGGGCCTTCTCCAACGCCTTCTCGACGATCCAGCGCATGACGCGGCTGTAGACCTTGATCATCTTCGGGAACCGACCGTCAGCGTCAAGCCTGTGGCCGCTGGCCTCGGTCTCCGCGCGGAAGTTCTCGTAGTGGGTGAAGTCACCAAGGTCGTTGATGACCATGCGCTCGCATGCCGGAGCTTCGTCGATCAGCAGTCCGATTGCACCGCACAACTCGGCTTCGGCGATCTTCAGGTCGAAGTTGACGCCAGTCTCCGCCGCGTGAGCGAGCATTCCGAAGTGAGCGTCGCCGATCTGGATCCACGGGATGACGTCAGTCTGAAAGTCGAGCGGCGCTTCAGCGACGGTGGCGGGCTCTACACCTTCGACAAATCCGTCGACGGCCTCACGGACCTGCTCGAGCCACAGCGCGTCAGGATGTTGCCGCTCCCATGTCTGGATGACCGAACCGTCGGCGTTCCGATGGACCGTCACCTTCCCCATCGTATAGCCGGCGGCGACCCCGGCCACCCAGTTGCCCGGGGCGAAGCCCTGAGCGGCGGCTTTCTTCTTCACCGCCTTGACCGCACCCTGAACAACCTGATGCTTGACGCCAAAACGCCGCGCCGCCTCCATCACACCGACCTCGTTCACGGCGTCGATGTACTGGGCTTGGATTCGCGTCGCGAATTCCTTCAGGCGAGGATCTACCTTTGGCGCAGGGCCATTATCGTTGTCACCGCGGGGCATAGAGATTCCTCAACTTGTGGTTGCGGGGAAGGACGTCGTCACGAGATCGTTCGAGTCCACCTGAACGGAGAGCCAGTGCCCGGCCAGCTTGATCCGGCCCCAGGCCATGGTGATCAGCGTCCCGATGGTGGTCGTGTTTTTGTTATTTCCCAGATATTTGGAGGCTGGCGGGTCGGAAGACTTGTCGACCGTCGGAGCCTTCATGAAGAGCTGTGAGATCCCCATCAGCGCCATTGAGGCGCCGGCGCTGAACAAGATCGAGCTGACAGCTACGCCAGCGATTTGGCCCAGCCCGGGGATGAACGCTGCTCCGATCAGTGCCGCGCCGAGGATGATCTGGCCAAACTTACCGCCGCCGCCATACATGCTCGGCACGAGGTGGATCTCGACGGCGTCCGTCGGCGCGCGCAGCTTCTCCTCGGTGTCGAAATCGAGGACATCAATACGAAGCTCACGCGGCCAGTCCGGGAGCTGACGTGACAATCCTTCGATCGCATCGGCCGGTACGTCGGTTTGGATCTCGAACTCGCGTCCGAACCGGTCGGCGAGCACTCCGTGGAGAATGATCTTCATGCGTTCACCACCACGTCGTCCTCGAGGACTTTGAAGGTGGCGACAGTTGGCTTGCCGTCGCGGATGCCGACAATGTGATGCTGGAGGCTCGGCCAGGCGCGAAAGCCGTTCATGTCCTCTTCGGACAGGTTGGGGTCACGCCCGGGGTGGGTGTGCCACGTTGCGACAGCCCCGGCGGCGAGCTGCTCGAAGAATGCCTTCGGGTCGATATGAAAACCCTTTTCGGGTTCTGCATGGATATTGGGCAGCTGCACGACGTCACCGTCGGCTGTGATGATCCCGCAGCACTCCGGCTCGCCAAAGCGCAGGTCATCTGCCTCAACGAAGTCAAGCAGATTGGACGCGATATCGGTCACGCAGCAGACTCCTGAGATCGGTGTCGGGGAGCTTCGGCCGGAGGTCGGGGACGTCCGGATGCCGAAGGATGAAAGCAGTCGAGTTGCGCCAGAAATCCCGGTACGGTTCGGCACAGCTGAAGCGACCCAGCCGGTGGTGGGTGATCATGTTGTCACCCACGTAGATCGCGAAATGATTGGGGTTGCTCTCACCGATCGCGAGACAGAGCACGTCGGCGGGCCGAAGATCTTTGAACTTCCAGTCGGTAACCATTTGGAAGCCTTCGCGCTCATGGAGCTTGCGGATCAGATCATCACTGTCCGCGCTCCAGTCGTGCGGTCGGGCGTAGTTGGTGATCGGGATCTGGAAATTGTCCCAGAAGAACTCCCGCCCATGCGCGAAGCAGTCGCGGACACCCGGGAGGAACGATCGCCCGCAGAGGTGCTCGTACTGCAGGATCACTGCTGCACCGCAGGGTATGCGGGAGGGAAATAGGCCCTGTACGGAAGAGTGAAGCCGAGAGAGTCTGAGGCCGTGGCCAGTTGTAGCTCGATCGAGAGACGGCTGTACTGCGGCACGCGCTTCACGCGATAGGAGCGCTCCTGCCTGATCAATCGATTGTTCAGCAGGTTGTCGAGCAGGATGACGATATGTTTGACAGTCCCGCCTTCGAGATAGCCGTCATAGACCAATGGCTTGAACGGCGAGAGGTCGACGGTGCCGTCACCGATGGTGAGTTTTGGAAGTAGAGAACTGCCGTCCGTCGACTTCTTGAAGCCGGTCATGGCGATCGGCAGGCCCTCATAGGTGTGACCCTGCCAGTCGACGTTGTTGTCGCCCTTGAAGTAGATCGTGCCGCTGCCGTCGTTGGGCGTGAGCTCGAAGAGGTCGATCTCCGCATCGGCCTCAAGCTTGTGGGCATCCTGGATATGTTCAGCGGGGATCGAGGTCACACGGCGCGGTGTATGGGTCACCGTTCGTGGTGGAACAGGACGGGCTGTGACTTAGGCCCGGAAGTGACCGGGTCACTTCATATGAAAAGGGCCGGAGCTTTCGCCCCGGCCCTTCCACTCACCGCAGAGAAGAGGCCCGTCTGCGGGAACTGGCTTAGGCGGCGTAGAGCCGGCCTGCGGCCTTGGTACCGATCTCGACGAGGCGCCCAGTGGCGGCTTCCGAGGCGGTGAGCAGGAGTCCACGCATTTCCCAGGGCATCGCGCCGTACTGGGTCTCGGTGAAGGACAGATTGAAACCCTTCGTGACCTGGACCTTGGGCGCAACGTAGACGACCGGGCGGCCGAAGTTGGCGAGCGTACCGACGATCTTGACCGAGAACAGGTCGCCCTGGTCCGTCGAACCGGCCTCCATCTCGGTCACGACCCAGACGACCGCACCGGCCGGGAAGCTCATTCCGGCTGGGATCGGGAAACCCGCAATCGACACCGTGTGATCGCCGGCCGCAAAGGTGGAATCCGCCGCGGCGCGGCACGGAAAAACATAGCCGTCGATTGTGGGATGCTGAATAAGGAGCGTGTCACCCGCTTTGATGACCGCAGCAGCCGAGCCGAGCGTGCTGAGCGCTTCACCCGGGATCGGATAATCGTTGAGCGTCAGCGAAACCGCCGCTGCCGCCGCTGCCGTCTTCAGCTTGCCACGAAGCGGCTGACGAGCAGCCGTGCCAAAACCTTGCGCGCGAAGCAGGTTGTCAGCCGAATATTCCTGAACGGAACCGGTGATCTGCGACTGTACATTCGTCCTCTTGGTGTCGACAAGCGCCTGGGCGATGCCGGCCGTCAGGTCGAGGTTCGAGCTGTCGACCACGACAGCGATTTCCTTCGCCAGGCCCACGGAGTGGTCGGCGGGGTTCAGGTCAAATACGGGGACGTCTCCGAACTTCGCCATCATCAGCGTGGCGCTCGAGAGCATGAAAGCGTTCTTCTTTGCCGACATGGCAGGGGCTCCTCATGGGGTGGGCAAACTGTCGATCACCCCTTTGAGAGCGCCCCATCGCGAACTCACGGCAAAGCGCGGCCACCGCAATCCACCGTTATGTCAGGACTCCGATCGTCACGCCGAGGGCAAGTTCAGCGCGCGTTACTTTCCGACCGTCGATGAGATCGTCATGCTGGATCACCTTACCGGTAATGATGCGCGACTGCTCAAAGCTCGCGCTCATGCGGAAGTCGCCCACTTCACGGTCAAGCGGTTCAATCGCTGCCCAGAACGTGCCGAGCTCGTCTAGGCCTTCATCTTTCTCGAGGTGGGTCACGACATCCGTAACCTTCTTGCGCCGCTGCCATTTGACTTGCTGGGTGGCTTCAAAGAGCCGCCAGCTCATCCAGATTGTCCCCTCGGGCTGTTCTGAGGGACCGTTGTCTCCAACAATAAAGACCGAGCCTCCCGGCGTGCGGATCACCATACCAGCGCGCACCGCTGACTTGGCGGTCGTACGCAGAACGTGTCGCGGATTGACGAAGGCATAGACCGGGATCTGCTTCTGGTCCGCTTCCGAGATGACACCGTGAATGACGCCACTACCGCCCTCGATAACGGTGAGCGGCACCTCGAAACGTCGTCCAAGTTTTGTCAGACTGGCCATGCTCAGTACCCCGGATTGTGATGAACGAGCTTCATCTCGAAAGCGTCGATGAGCCCTCCGGAGCTCGGGATGGCCTTCGGGATTTTCAGCGGCTCCCTGAAGCGGACTGTCAGTTGACCAAGGTGAGGATGTCGGAAGTCGAACGGCTTCCAAAGGCCATGCTGCTCGTAGAAGAGCTCGAGACGACGCGCGTTGTAACGCGGGTTGGTGCTCTGATCGAAAAGGCCCGTGCCCTTCAGGTACCAATACATGCCCTGCAGCTGCACGACGAAGCTCTTCTGATAAGGCACTCGCGGCTTGGATGAGAAGTACCAGCCGTTGAAGGACACACCTTTCCCATCCCCCGACGGGGGTTCAGTTTCCGGCACCATGTAGTCCGGACAGAAGTCGAAGAGATCGTTAGCCACCCTGTGCCACCTGTTTGATTAGCTGCTTGGTCGGACCGCCGCGGTAAATGTCGTTGGCGACTACCACGAGGACGTCATTCGGCCCCATCTGGGGCTTGTCCTCCGGGGCCACGACGTAGACGTTCATGTTCTGCATGGCCGGCGGTGGCATCACGACCTTGGGACCGAAATCGCGCATTGCCAGCGCGCCGCGCTCATTGAGCGCCCGCATGAAGTCAGGGCCTACGCTGTCGACTGCAGGCTTCCGAACGATCCACTCCCCGTTCGCAACCTTGCGATAAGTGCTGTCACGATTGGGAACGCCGTCACGAATGTGCTCGCCGCGGTAGGCTCCTTTGACCTTGCCGCCGTAGAGCATCCCGGCGTTGAGATCGATGCCCGATGCGGCTTCTGCCGACCGGGCATTCGCGATAACGGAGTCACCTGATTGCCCACCAATACCCAACGCCGCCTGGAGGATCTTCACGACGATCATCTTCGCAATGAGCTTGATCAGATACTGGATGATCGACTGGACCATGTTGCGGAAGGCTTCCCGCATGGACATGGTCCCGCTGATCACGTTCCCCAGGAACTCTTCCATCGACGCGGATACGGTTTCAAGCGCACCGCCCAGGTTCATTTTGATCATGTCGGCCCAAGAGGCCGTGAGGTTGTGTGCTTCGCGGAAGTTCTGGACCGCGCCAGCCCAGGCCTGGCTCATGCTCGTGGGCAGCTCGGCGAGACCACCGAAGCTCGCCTTGAGCTCGGCGTTGTCGTTCGTCAGGCCAACGATCTTGAGGTGCAGATCCTCGAGTGACTTCAGTGCCGGATCGATGTTCGTGAGCAGGTCGTGCTGCTTCGCGGCGTCCGAGACCCCGGCGATGTTGTTGAAGGCTGCGGTCAGGCCAGCGATACGCTGATCGTTGATACCGATTTGGGCGGCGTCGCGCTGATCCCTCGCGCGCGCGGCCTGGCGCTCGAGATTGGCTCGGACGTAATCGGGAACTTTGTTCTTGAGATCTTCGCGATCGAGCGAGCTCAGCCTCGACTGCACCATGTTGAGGCGGTGGTCGGCTTCCTCTTCGGCGGTCTTGGCGACGCGCTCGACAGCGTCGACCATGACCTGCAGCGCCTTGGCGATCTGCTCACCGACCTGGCGCTGCGTCTCTTCGCGCTTGGCACTGATCTCGCGATTGAGGTCGTCGATCATGTCCTTGCCGCGACCAGAGTTCGGATCGAGCTTCAGCTGTTTGATCTGGTCCCGGACCTGCTCGGTGCGGTCGGCGATCCACTGATCAAGAGCCTTGTCGACCCGCCCGATGTTCTGCTGCAGGCGATCGGGCGTCAGCGTCCTACTTTGCGCGACGATGAGCTCGCCTTCTGGCCCGGTTGAGACTTTGCCCCCAGGGTTCAGGAGCCCCTTGATTGCGTTCGACAGCTCGGCGGCCGATGCTTTCAGGCTCAGCGAGTCAGCGGCGCGCTCTTGACGGTTGGCCAGCCCCCCATGGTTCTTCTTTTTTGATTCCGGTGCTTCCGGGTGGGCCCCACTTCCGATGAAGCCTTCAAGCTGCTGAATGAGCGCGTCGTAGGCACCGGCCACGCTGGCGGTCTTGCCCTGCTTCGCCTTCTCATACTGTGCGATCTTCGCCTTGATCTGGGCATCAGGCTTGCCGGCCAGCGCCGATGTTTCGGCCTGGAGCGCGGCGCCCTTCTTCGTTGACAGCTGTCCTACGATGTCGAGCTGACCACGAGCCTGCTGTGACGCGCGCAGCGCATTCACGCCCTTGTCGAGCGAGACTGAGAACTCATCAACGAAGTGCTTAAGCTCGGCCGGGAGTTTTGCGGCAGCGTCGAACAGCTGCCGGCGGAGCGTATCATTGCCCGGGTCGGCGATGACTGACTGGTAGAGCCCCTGCACGTTCTTCGGCAGGCGATTGAACGCTCCGTTCTGGAGCCCCGTCTGGGTGATCGAGTTCGCCTGACCGATGAACTGTCCGCCCTGAGCGCGTGCGGCGACCGCCTGCGTTTGAAGCGCGCTGCCGAGAGTCCGCAGCTGCTCGAGCCGATAATTGCGAAGCGCCGCAGTCAGGTTGTCATAGCTGACCGTCGTGCTGTCGAGGTACGACGCAAGCCCCTGAAAGCGCGTGGAGAGTGTGGCGACTTCCGCCTGGAGCGCCATCTGATTGGAGCTGAGCTCCTTACCCCGAACGTAAACACGAGCCGTCGCGTCGTCGAGCGACGCGAGGACAGTGCGCTGCTTGCCAACAGCTTCTGTCGCCTGATTGAAGGCGGTCGTTGTCCGCTCAATCCCTTCAGCGTGAGCGTCTTCGGCGTCAGCGAGATCGTCCTTGATCCGCTGGTAGTCTTCCATCTGCTGCAGGATCTGAGCCTGCTTCTCGGTGTCGAAATAGCCCGTCGCCGAATACGCCCGCTCGAGCTTGGTGAGCGTTTCATCGGACAGGTTGTCATTGACCGTCTTGAAGTAGCTCTCGAGCGCGTCGGTGGCTGGCTTGATGGCATTGCTCGTCGTGTCGTTGACGATGTTCTTGAACCGCTGCCATTCGGCGGCGAGCGAGTCCTGACCCTTGGCCGCCGCTTCCGCCGCCTGGCCGATCTGGTTCTGAGCGATGATCTGCTGCTGGATCTCCTCACGATTGTTGCGGAGAACCAGGTACGCCGCGGCGGCGCGCGTCTCGAGCGTCTTGTAAGCCGCGGCGCTGTCAAAGCCGGCGGCGGCCAATCGGTTGAGCACCTCGGGCAAGCCGAGCTGATCGACGTCGATGTCGGCCATCGACAGGTGAAGCTTCTTGAGCTCCGCCGCGAGCGCTTTCGTCGGCGTCTGCAGGTCGACCAGGAATTGGCGGATGCCGGTTCCGATGGTCGAGCCTGAACGAATGCCGGCATTGGCCATCGTGGCCATGACAGCTGTCAGCTCCTCGAAGCTGATCTTGTTCTCGTGTGCGGTCGCACCGGCATATTGGATGCCGAGCGCCACCTGCTGGATGTTGAGCTTCGTGCGGTTCAACGCCGAAGCGAGCACGTCATTGATGTGAGCGGTTTCGCCGGCCTGCAACTGGAAGGCACCGATCGCTGCCGTGACCACATCCGTGGCTTCGGCGATCGAGGTACCCGACGCGGTGGCGAGCTGCGAGATGCTCTTGAGCGAGTCCGCGATTTCGCCCTGGGTGAAGCCCGCCTGGGCGAGGATTGTTGCGGACTGGGCGAGGTCGAGGGTCGAGAAGCGCGACTGCTTGCCGACATCGGCAATCGTCTGCGCGAGCTCGGCCTGCTGCGTCGCGGTCGCGCCCGAGATCGCACCGAGCTTGGCGATGGCATCCTCGAACTCGATCGAATAGGTGATGCCATCCTTGATCGCGCCGATCGTGGCGTAGATCGCCGCCGCCGCGGCGCCATAAGCCGCGGTGCGCGCGAAGATGCCGCCGACACCGGTACTCCCGAACAGGCCGCCCCCGCCTCCGTTGGCGGGCTTCTGCGCCTGACGGTTCGCGCGCTCCTGCTGGGCGGTCTCACTTTCGAGCGCCCGCACGCGCCGGTTAATGATCTGCAGCCGGGCCTCGTCGACCTTGAGCTGCTGCTCGGCACTGACCTTCTCCTGGCCGCTGAGTACCCGGGTCTTCTCGATCTGCCTCGCGATCGCCGCTTCGAGGTCAGCCTGGCGGATCTTGGCGCCGTTGAGCTCGAGCTGCGCGGCTAGAGCGCGCTCCTCGTTGCGACCGCTGCGAATATCGAGCGCGGCATTGATGCGGCCGTCGGAGGTTACGACCTTGTTGTTCGCGCGCTGCTCGGCCCCGATACGGCTCTCGGCCAGCTTCAGCCGCTCGCGCTCCTGCGCGATGATCAGGTGCAGCTGGCGATCTTCCTCGTTGCCGATCTTGCCGAGCATGCCTCGGGCTTCGGTGATGCGGTTGACCGCCAGGAGCCGCTGGTTCTCAAGATCTCGGAGTGTCGTCGCGTTCTGGACGTCACCGCGCATTGTCTCGCGGCCGTTCTTGAACCTGTTCTGCTCGGTCAGGCGCGCTTGTTCGCGCTCAGCCTGCATCGCTTGTGCGCGCTCGCGCTCCCAGCGTTGGGTGGCGAGCCGCTCCTTCGTCTGCTCGAGCTTGATCGCCGAGGCCGTCCGATCACGATCGTAGGAGGCCCACATCTGAGCCTCCTGGGACATCCGCTTTTGGGAGAGCTGGGTCTTCTGAGCCTCGAGCTGCTGCCAGGTGCGTTCCTCTTCCTGGGCGCGCTGGCGCATCTGCTGAGCCTGCACCGCCATCTGGCCTTGCGGCGAGGCAGCGAACACCTTGGCGTTGATGCTCTGGACGTTCTTTTCGAAGCGCTCGAGGGCCGAGATCGTCTTGTTGAAATCGCCGAGCGTCTTCTGGAGTGAGCCGCCGAAGCCATTCGCGGCTTCTCGAGCCTTCGTCTGGATCGCGGTTACGGAGGCCTGGATCTGCTGGACGCGGCGGGCGACCTCATCGAACGCCTTGAAGACGGCCTGGCCGTCTGCGTCGAGAATGACATCGGTTTCGACTGTGCCGCCGCTCATCCAGCACTCTCAACCGGAGCGGGGCAAGCATTTCACGTATTGGCTGTGACTTAGCAGGCCACCGCGCTCAGATTTTCGCGGCGGCCTGCCAAGTCCCCTTTGACGGGGAGATGTCCGGATCACCTCCTTTCGCAGCCAAAGCCAATTGTTCGGTAAGACCGGACGAAAAGTGACAACAGCAAAAAGGCGTCAACCAAAGTTCAGTGCGGCATTGATGTTTGCAATCGCGGCATCGAACGAAGGCGCGTCAGCCAAGTCGGTGTAGTCGCCCTTCACAAGCGAACCGTCGCCGCTCTTCTTGTCGCCGAAGACACCGTTCACCACCTCCGCGAAGGCGGTGAACTGGCACATCATGCGGGCATTGAGCTCACCCAGCTTGAGCTTCACTCGACCGACGAGCTCATAAAAACTCAGTCGCCAGTACAGTTCTTCGAGATCGCCCTCGTCGATCTCGAACGCCCAACAAATGCTTTCCTCGAAACTTAGCTCTGCGAACCAGAGGTCGAGGGGGCGGGTTGGGCCTGGTCCAGCTTGCTGGCCAATAGTTCGGCTAACTGCTTCAGCCCGCCCGCCGAGATCCCGAAAAAATACAGGAGGTGCCCCGTCGCCCACTGGAGAAGCTTGTTCATTTCATCGGGGTCGTCGAGACCAAGATCTTCGGCAGCTTTGAGCTCGGACTCGTCTTTGATGAGCTTCTTCTCCGGCGTCATGCAACGCCGGAGAATGTAATCACGGGCGTACGGATCCGCGGCGATCGTATCCACGATGGCCCCTGGATCGGGGACCATGCGCTGCAGATCCTGGTGAAGACCGTAGCTCATCTTGATCGTGTACTCGGACTCATCCTCGAGCTTGACCGTACAAGTCAGCGGAGGGCGCTCGAGACCGTTGGTTGTCGCAGCGGTCATGCTTGCACCGCCGGATCTTCCTGGACGATCTTGTCCAGGAGTAGCGCACGAAGAGCGCTGTCGAGCGAGATGTGCTTGTCCATCCCGAGGCGAAGGAGCCGATTGGCCAGCTGGTTGAGAGGGATACCCTCGGCTTGCGCCTTCTCAGCAAGCTCGAGGTAGAATGGGATTTCGACGCGAAGCGTAAAACTCCTGTGGGTTCGGTTGGACACGGTGGCTCCTTGCGTTGACGCTTGAGCCTTATGGTGCACCGCGGTTGCCGGTGTAGAGCGCGCTGTGACTTACCGCGTGCGCCCCGCGCCGTGGACTTCCTGCCACTTCCAGCGGTTGCCCTGAAAGCCCTGCTCGATGCGCTTGAACACGGCGTTCGGCATCGCTCGTGTCAGGAAATATCCGATGAACGGCTGGATTGTCGGCCGAAATGGCACTGTCTGCGGATTGCCGCCAAGGCGCCACGCGGCGCGCTCGCCGAGCATCGCCAGAAGCCCTGAGCCCCGCGGGTTCGAACCGAAATCACCAAGTCCTCCCCCGCCGAGCGCCGGCAGCATTCCTGGGGTGATCCGAGTCATGGCTTGCACGCGGATTGTCGCGATCGCGATCTTCGTGTCCGTATTGCGACTGTAATTCGTCGCGACCAATTTGGTGCTTCCGAGATCTTTTCGGTTCAGCGAAGTGTGCCTGTTGACCGAAACAGTGATGCCGCCGAAGGCGCCGGTCCACGCCTTTGGCGAGCGGAGTCCGCCAAGCACGGCGCCCGTCCGCTGGAACCATGCGTCACCTGCCCACTTGCGGGCTTGCATGTAGGATGGCTCGCGCCGCGGCCAGTCGCCGGTGAGTGATCGGACAAAGGTACCATTGAGTCCCGGCATGCCTTTCATCGCGTCGGACTCCGGCGCAACAGTGGACAGCGTCCCCGTTGGGCCTCGATTTCGGCCGGCGATGCCGATGACGTGCGTCATGAAGAGCTGGGCCATGTGATCGAGCTCACGCTCGATATCTGCCTGCATCCGTTCCTGGACCGTGCGCTTCAGCAGGTCGAACATTTTGTCGCCGTAAGAGACAGCGAAATCTTCAACGATCACCCGGGCGAAATTTTCGAAGCCGCGCGGCCTCAACTCCGAAGTGGTGGAGCCACCCTTCAGATGGTTGAACCTGAACCGTATCCTAAAGCTGGACATGGGGACTCTGCTCTCTCACGCCGGCTGCATGGCGAAGCTCTACAGCACGGTCTACAAATCCGTCGTCCGCGCGGTGAACGACCTGGTCAAGGACATTCAGTCCACCGTTGATCCCCAGGCGCTCTACTGGGCCTGGGAGAACCGAGACGACGAGGACAAGCTGCCTCGCGTGATGCTGGTCGGCGCCAACGGGTTCTCGTTCGACGAGAACCTCGGCCAGTGGCTGATCCGCTTCGGCGTCACGCTATCGACGGTCGACGACGCCAACCTGTTTCAGGAAGCCGATATCATCGACATGATCCACGACCGGTTCGGAGAGAAGCAGAAGATTTCACTCCGCGATCCTGACGACGGGAGCATCACGAACGAGCTCGTGTCAGTTCACTGGGAGGTGCTGCCGATGGTGCAGACCCAGGTCAGAAATTACCGCTCAATTGGCGTCGAGCTGCGGCGCACCGGAACCTAACAGCCTTCCATCACAGGGTCGGTCTTGCAGGCCGAACTGTGCAGCTCGGCCTGGTCAAGCTCATGCCGTTTCATGTCCCGGGCAATCTCAGGGTCGTTGGCGATCTTGTTCGCGAACTCGCGCGCCGCACTGAGCTCAGCCTTCGCCTGCTCAGGGCTTTCACCCTCATGGATCTTCTGGAGATAGATCTGAGCTTCGGCCTTCGTATAAGCATCGTCCGCGTCGGCTTGGGCCTTCGAGCACGCGGCCAGGGCCAGCGCGATAAGCAACACGGATGCTCTCATGGAGCCGGTGTTTAGCTTAAGCGGTGGTTCCTGTCACCGGGTCGTCGCGATTGATGGTCTGAACCAGCGATCCGAAGCTGCCGGCCAGATCGAGCTCTGGGTTCACCGCGGCAATCCCTTCGGCAATGTACTGATCGAGCTGGCCGCGGATCATGTTCCAATCGATCTTCTCGCGCTGGAACTGATCGGTGCCCGAGCTCTGCTTGGCAGCAAGCTTGACTTGCAGCGCAGGGATCTGACCAATTGCGGCTGTGGCTTCGATGGCGTCGCGTGCCTTGAGAGCAGCTGATCCAGCTGCGGCATCGAGCGCTGCCGCGGTGACTTGATCACGAAACCGGCTGTACGCCCCGACCAGGTCGATCGCTTCGTCTTCGAGCTCGTGCGTCTCGAGGCCAAGCTTGTTGCGAACGCCGCCCTCAGAAACTCCGAGAGGAAGGAAGGCGTCCAACCGATAGCGAAGCCGGCCGCTCTTCAGCAGGCCGGCAACGGTGTAGCTCCAATGCAGCTCCCGCGGCTCGGACAAAGCTCCAGCCTCGATAATTCCATTGTCGACCGCAGCCACAGCGATGACCGACGAAACGGCGGACGGGGCAGGCGTGACGGTGCCGTTCGTGACTTGCGAACCGGTGCCGTTGAGCAGCTCCCAGGTGATGTTGCCGTCCGGGAACCCGTCCGTGAACTCCACCAGTTGGGTGAGCGCCTGCCCCGCGCGCATTACTTGGCGCCGCGCCTGTTGCGAGCCGTCGGGGGCGCAACCGCTCCTTCAGTGATCGTTTCCGTGCCGGTCTCGCCGGTCTCGCCGGTCTCGCCGGTCTCGCCGGTCTCGCCGGTCTCGTCTACGATCGGAACCTCTTCGAGGTTAACTGCACCGATTTCCCGCAGATCGCCGTTGTCGAGGCGCTCTTGAATGAAAGCGGTGTGGGGGACGGTGGGATGCTCTCCGGGCAGAATCTCGCGGCCGGAAATGCGGTCCAGCAGCATGAAGTTGCCGGTGGTCTCGACGGTAATCTCTTTCATGGGATCTCCTATCCACAGGACTGGCTCGGCACATACATCGAGGGCCGCAACCGGGGTGCACCAGTAGAAAAGCCCCGAGGTTCGTGTGAACCCCGGGGCTTCCTAGTGACTAAGTCAGTTCAACCGATCAGGGATCGGCAGTGACTGCGTCGAGGTTCAGAATGTCGCGCGTGTCGGCGAAGACCAAACGGTAACCCGCATTCTTCGTCTTGACGTAGCGAACCTTCTGGTTCTCGATCGAGCGGACCGACTCTTCGATGTCCGAGCCGTTCTCGTTCAGCTCTTCGACCGTTTCGCCCTTGATGAAGCCAACGAGCTTCGACGCAGGGGCGGACGAGGACACCTCGAAGTTGACCTTCTGGTTGAACCGCGGGTTCTCGATCGCGACTTGGACGCCCGCCTTCGCGAGCACGTCAGTCATGGTCATGCCCTGGTACTGCGGCGTCGCAAACATGCGCTCCCACTCGAAGAACATGTCCCAGTTACCGAGGACCGTGTCGACCGGCACGCCCGCCTGAGCGCGGGTGATCAACCACTTGAGGAAGATCTCCCAGTTCATGCGGCCGGCGGCGATTGCGCCATTCCCGATGATCGACGCAGCGAGAGTGGAAGCGTTCGTCACGCTTGCCGCACCGTTGACGCCGTCGCCGTTGATCAGGAGATCGGTGACGATACCGACCTGTCCGATCTGCACCTCACGCTCGATGCGGTTTGCATACGGCGTGACGATGTCGAGGCTGATGCGACGCTCGAATTCGTAGGTGAACTCGTAGCCACCGCCGAACTTGTGGAACGTCACCGACTTGCTGTCGGTCTTCAGCGAACGGATCGGAATGCGCGCGCCTTCCGCGATCACGCCCGTCTGCTGATAGTCCTCGGCCTTGTCGTCGACAACGCGAGTGATCAGTTCGACACCGTTGGTGCCGCGGCTGTTCGCCAGCATGCCGCTCACGCTCTCAATCGAGCTCTGGCGATACTTCCACTGGACGACGTCATCGACGACTTCCGGGAAGAACGCGCGGGTACCCGGCTTGAACTGGAAGGTCTCGGCCGCGGCTTGCAGCACGATGCCCTGATCGAGGTCGTCGCGGAACGGAAGGCCAAGGTGCGCGAGCGCCACCTCATAGCCGTTCAGACCCGAGCCCTTAAAGGCACCGACGTTCGGGTCGATCGCGAGACGACAATAGTCCCGCATCGACAGCCCCGCGTTCTTCGCAGTCGCGACCAGCTTCTGACCAGCGTTGAGGGACTCAGACGGGTTGTCGCTCAGAAGCCCGGCGAGCACCTGATCGGCCGGCCTGCGGTTCCGTGCGATTTCAAGGAGAAGAGGGTTCATTTTGGGTGGTGCTCCTTACAGGCTCTCGACGACAGCGAAGTTGCTGCCAGCGATGGTGACGAGGGCGACCACGATGTTGACCTTGTGGTCGGGCGTCTTGGCGGCGCCGCTATTCGAGGCCCGAACCTCACCGTTGCCAGCGCCGACGACCGTGTCTCCACGGGCAACGACATTGAACCCGGTGAGCCCGGCCTTGATCGGCAGCAGCTCCTTGAATTTGCGCGCAACCGAACCGGTCTTGCCGGCGCCTTGCTGCGAGCGGTCCTCGTAAGCGTTAAGACGACCATCGATGGGATCGCCGTCACCGGCGAGCTTCATCGTGGCGTCGGCGGTCGCGTCGAGCGTGAGGGCCTTGCCAAGATCGGTCTGAGCGACAGCGCCGCTGATGTTGTAGGTGAAGATGAAGTCGTCGAGCGGGAAACCGTACGAGACTACCTTCCGCGGGTCATAAGTCATTGTCGAGGGTCTCCCTTATCGACGGTTGGTCTTGAAGGCGGACAGGCTCGCGGCCGGCTTCGCCTCGGTGGCACCCGAGCCAGCGCCGCCTTCGGAAGCGCCACCCGCGGGAATGATGGCCGTGAGGCCCCTGGTTTCGGCGTCGATCGCCGCGGTCAGATCCGCGACGGTCGTCGGAAGGTTCTCAACCGACTTGCCGGCTGCGGTGAGCAGCTTGGTCAGCGAGGCAGTGAGCCAGGTCGTGGCGGCGTCAGCGTCGGCCGTACGGTTCGCGGCGACCGCATTGTCCCGCTCGGAGGTGAGCGTCGCGATCTGCTCGTTCGCGGCGGTGAGCTGCGTCTGGAGTCCCTCGGCGCGCGTATTCGCGGCGGTGAGTGCAACCTCATGACCCGCAGCGGCGGCTTCGAGCACGCCGACCTTGGTCTTCGCGTCGATGAGATCTGCCGTAAGCTTGTTCGTATCCACTTGGTCTTCTCCTCGTGATGCCTGGCAGACCAGGCCGTCGATTTCGAAACCGCGGGCGGCGAGGCGCTGCGCGGATGCAGGCGCGAGCTTTGACGCCGAGCGACCCACAATTTTAGGTTTGTCCGCTGCACCGCGGGCCACCAGGCTGAGCTCGATGAGATCGGCGAGGCCGACCATGTTCACATGGACGCCGTCTTTTCCGATCTCATGATCGTTCGCGCAGGTGCGGGTGTAGAAGTTCTCGAAGTTCGCGCCCTCGCCGAGGTAGTCCCAGCCGCACTCCGAACAGAGGTAGGATGTCGGAAGGAACGAGATCGACACCTCGTCCAGCACGCTTTGATCGATGTCGTCGGCGAGCTTCGCTTCGGACGCCGCGAGATAGAAAAGCGTGCGGAGCTCGAACGAGCCGTCCGCGGAGTAATCGATGCCCGCGTCGACCACGCGCCCGTTGGGCATGTTCGACATGTTGTGGTTGGTCATCAACGGGATCGTGTTTCCCTTGTTGATGAAATCGGAGATCTGCTTGAGGGTCAGCGGGGTCGCAACCGCGCCTTCCCAGATCGTACCCTTCTTGCCGGGGAGTGGCTTGTTGTTCAGCGAGATCGCTTCGAAGACGGCGATCCCCTCAAGGCTCGTGTCTTCACCGACACGGTCCTTGATCAGCTGCTGCAGTTCGGGGGTGAGCTGGAGGCGCTTCATATTCCGAGCGCCTACGCGGCCACTCAGGGGCTCTTCGAGGAAAGAGCCGTCAACCGCTGTTCACCGCGACCGTGTCTCAATCTGAAACCGAGCTTTTCTTGCTCTGATTGTGAACCTTCGTTAACTACGCGCGGCTCAACACTGCATCAACAGAAGGGTTAGCCCGTGCAAGCCGTAAGTAACCTTCGTCACGCAGCCGGCCGAACCGTCCGCAATCTCAGGCGCAACCGCGTTGGCGGTGTCGGTCATGATTTTGCTGGCGACATTCGATTGCGGCTTCCCCACCTCGATATTCGCACCGTCTTTGACATCGGCGCCCACATCGGACTGACCGCAATCGAGTTCTCGGACGAGTTCCCGCAAGCCACGGTACACGCTTTCGAGCCGCACCCCGGAAACTTCTCCCGGATGCAATCGAACTGCGCCGGCAAGCCAGAGGTAAGGTTCTACAATCTCGGGATCGGCGCAGAACCTGGCACACTCCCGTTTCATTTCGACCCCGAGCACCCGACAATGGCCCGCGTCGTCAGCAACGGAGAAGAGGTCACGGATACCGTGGCGATCGATACCGTTGACCGCCTCTGCGACCAGCTTGGAATAACCCGCATCGACTTCATGAAGATCGACGTCGAGGGTCATGAAATTCCGGTTCTGGAGGGAGCGATCAGGATGCTCAGCGAAGGCAGGATTTCGCTTCTCAAGCTCGAAACCGCCATTGACCCGGATCTCTCTTATCACACCCAATTGTGGGACTTGTGCGAACTCCTTCAGCCGCTCGGCTACCGTTTGTTCGGCTTCTACGACCAGTGGGAGAACACGCTTTCAACTGAAAGCGCGAAACTGAGGCGGTTCGACGTGGCCTTCATCTCGCCGGGGATCATTCACAGAACCTAATTGTGCACCGTCACCGGCCCCTTGGCGGTTACACCGAGATCGGTGACATGAATATTGTCGATCGATCCGGAGAAGTTCTTCAGACCCATGAAGCCCCACACGCCATCATCGGGCGCAGTGAGATAGACCGTATATGAGCCGTTGGCGGTAATGTCCTTCGACATGCCGAAATTCTCCGGCGGCGTCGCGTGGTCCATCTGGTAGCTGTGACCGAAAATCTGCGGCGCGTCCGGTCCCCATTGGTTGTGGGGGACCTTCTGCGTGAAGCCGTCGCCGAGATCGTTGGTGCAGCTGTTGTGCGCCATGTTGCAATTGGCGAACCAGCGGGTGCGGACGCTATCCGACCACGCTTCCCAATAATCGGCGTGCTCGGTGCAGCCCGCCTGGCCGCCGGTATCGTAGCACGCTGCCATTTCATCGGACGACAGTTTCCACTTCCCGTCGAGGAATGACTGATCGACCGTGTAGGACAGTAACAGGGAAATCTGCGGCAGCTTGACCGCGTGGGCTGACAGGCAATGAACAATATTGTTACCCCAGCTGATGTGGTCACGGTGGTTCGGCGAGTCGACGTTCGTTCCGTCCCAGCAGGACGGCATGCCGATCGAGCGCGTGACACGTCCGCCAAGAGCGCAAACGTGGGCGTCCATGATCTCCTGGAGCGACGAATAGGCGCTGCCATATTGCGTGCCAGCTGGCTGTCCGCCCTCGCCGTTGGGGCCACCAGCGCACTGCCACGCCCCGCTGATGCCGCGAATGCTGCACCGCTCAGTGGTTGAGTTGCCAACGCTTACGGTATCGGCCGGGCCGCAGTTGTTGTCAGTGGTGGACGTGGCGTTGAACGAGCCTTTGTAGCCAAACGTGAAGCGAAGGCTGCGTGGGACGTTCTGGCAGGTAGCGGTGGGAGAAAATTCGGCGCACATGCTTGCGGCCGTACCCTGCGTTTCTCCTGCCGCCTTATAGGGCGAAATCAGCGTGATCGTCTCCGATCCGACCGTCATGGAATTGTTGAGCTGATATGTTCCGATCCCTCCAGACGTGCCCGTCAATTGCGAGACGATTTGCGTTCCGGCAGTAATACCCGTGCCCGTGATGAACTCGCCATCGGGGCTGATCGGATTGGTGACGCCTCCGGTTGCCGTGACGGTCAGGGTCGTCCCGGAAATAGAGCCGGTTAGGGAGACGCTCGAAGGTTGGGCGGGGTCAGACGGTCCCTTGTAGTAGACCAGCAGCGGGCCGGTTTTCTCGGCATCGCCGTTGCCGTCAAGGACTGCGGGAAACCAATAGCCCGAGCGGTTGATCGTGTTTTGTGGATCGGACGGGTTGCTACAGCTCGACTGCGCCTTCGTGCGGAAGTCGTTATAGGTCCAGCTGGGCTCCATGTTGGTCGCGCCGACGAGCTCGTGAAGGTGCGGCGACTGGGTGCCCGGATAAACCAGCGGATCGACGCGCTTGAAGCCGCCGCTGATGCAGCTGATACGCCACGAGCCGTTGCGCTCGGGATCGTCGCCGGGGCCGGTGGTGCTGCGAAGGATACCGCCGGCCTGCAATCCATTCGAGGTGGTGAAATTGTCCGCTACTGCCGAAACGGAAGCTGCGGTGATCCATGTTCCCGTGGGCGATGACGGCATCTTCACGCCAGCGAAGGCACGAAGTTTGCCGGTCCCGGTGATGCCCGAAACGTCGAAGGTGATCTTGTAACGATGCAGCTTTTTGACGAGGCTGCTCATCTGCATGAGCATCGCCATGCGGGTCGCGCTCGAGGCGACGCACTTGGATCCGGTGACTGCCCACCCGCTATCCGGCATCCACGAACCGGTGCTGTCGCAGCCAACGTCAGTATTGATCTCGACGGCATATGCCGGCGCGGAGACGCCGACGATGAGCGCAAGCGCGAGAAGGAGTTTCTTCATCATGGGGCGACAAATCCTGCGGGTGGGGTGCGGGTGAAACCGGAGAAGCGCATGGTGCACTGGCCGCCGTTGGCGAACTGTGCTGCTGGATAGAGAGCCGCAGAGCCCATCGCGGAGATGTCGAGACCGCCTACCCCGGTAGCGGGATTGGCGCTTGCTCCGGGGAGCCAGGAGCCAGCCGAGGCCCCATCGGCCGCGGCGACGCGCCACCAGACCTTCTTGGCATCGACATCGACGGCCATGTCCACGCCATCGCCAGTGACGTAGGTGGCATAACCTGAGTTCGCACTTCCGTTGTAGTCAGTGAAGCCGTTCTTCCAATAAGTCGCCATGTTGGCGTTCGCGGCGCCGTCCCCGAACAGCTCATGGTTGCCGCCCTGCGACAGCGTTGCCGTGGCGTTGGCAACCGCTGCGTACATATTGGCATTGTTCATCTTGTATTCGACGTAGAACTTGCCGGTCGATGGGTACGAACGGTTCGTGCGGATCGCCATGACGCCGCTGCCATCGACGCCCACTGCGGTGAGGTTGCCATTGCTCAGTGTGATCGTGCCGAATTTGTCGGTGGCGCTCCACGTCATCGCAACGACAGCATCGGTCGGGCTGATGGCGGGGCCAACGTAACTGTAGCCAAGGCCGTTGGGGCTGTTCGTGTAAACCGTGGGGCGCAGATACTGAGTGGCTGTGGGGGCGGTAAGGCCAGCGGCGGCGAGGCCGGAGCTTAGGTTCGCCCCGGATTGCAGATCGTCGTTGGTGAGTTCGTAGTAAACGTCCTGGACGCGCGTGGTGTTGTCCATGATCGAGCCGGAACTGAAAACCTCCCAGCGTGTCATGTAACCGGCATAGACCTTGGCCCCGAAGGTGATGTTCCAGGTCATCGGCGTCACGCCCGAGGCCGACGTCCGCGTGAACGCGGTGATGGCGTTCGTAAGATCGAT